AGTTCTATTGCAAATGAAGTAAAGGAAAAAGTTTTAGTATTGCAACCTTCAATAGAGTTGTTAAAACAAAATCTTAATAAGCTTCATCTACTTGGTGGAACTGCAGATGTTTACTCTGCATCCCTAAGAAAAAAGACTATTGGTGACATAACATATGCAACATTAGGTTCGATAAAGAACTTAGGTAAAGAGTTTAAGGAATTAGGTATATCTATTGTATTAGTAGATGAATGTGATAATTCTTACTCCCCTGAACCAGACTCTATTTTTACAAAGTTTATTAAAGAACTCTCTCCAAGAGCCGTTATTGGATTCACTGCTACACCATTAAGACTAAAAACAAATTCTGAAGGTAGTAGATTAAACCTTTTAACTAGGATGAGGCCAAACTATTTCAAACATTTCATTCACATAATGCAAATCCAGGATATGATAGCAAGGGGCTATTGGACACCTATTAGATATATGCCATTTGAGTTTGACGAGAATAAGCTAGTTGTAAATAAAATGGGATCAGAGTTTACCGAAGAGTCTATTATAAACTATAATAAGGTAAAGGGAATAAATAATAAAATATATTTACAAGTAAAAGAACTCCTAGCATCAGGCGTATCAAATATATTAGTGTTTTGTGATTCTATTTTAACAGCAAAAAGACTAGCTGAATATGTGCCAAACTCTGCTGCAATATATGGGGATTTACCAACTAAAGTTAGAACTAAAATTCTAGAAGATTTTGCAGAAGGTAAAATTGCAACATTATTCAACTATCAAGTGTTGGCTGTAGGTTACGATAATCCTAAACTAGAGGCTCTTATTATGGGACGATCTACATTAAGTTTTAGTCAATACTACCAAATAATTGGACGAGGTGTTAGAATTTACCCAGGAAAAAAAGATTTTCTATTTGCTGACTACGGAGGAAATGTTCAAAGATTTGGTCCGGTGGAAAATATAAGATTTGAAGATGTGGACAACTATGGGTGGGGAATGTTTTCAGGAGAAAGGCTTTTAACTAACTGCCATCTAACAGGAGCTCCTATTTACAAGAAAGAATTAGAAGCTATAAAAGTAGAAGTGAAATATCCAACATCAGATTATACAATTACAATTGGAAAGTATAAAGGTAGAAAGTTAAATCAAGTTGAAAGAAGTTATTTAGAATTCATGATATACGGTTCTAATTTTGATTTTAAAGTACCTGTAATGAAAGAATTCAAACTTGTTGTTGAAAAGTACTTAGAAGAAACAAAGATGGCTACAATAGGATAAAAAGAAAGGGAAGTGTTTAGCTTCCCTTTTTTATTTCTACTCCTTTTTTGAATCAGGAGATAAGTTATATAATGTTGATTGATTAAAGAATCTATAAGAGTCTAATTGTGACTGTATATCTGTTAATTGTGTACCTCTTTTTAAGATGGTGTTCTTTCTAAACTTCTTACCAATCTCTGCAAAATCTCCTGTTGCTAAGTTACCTATTATTTGTACCGGCTCCATTGCTTCCAATGTTCTAATTGGAACTACAGGGTTTTTAACTACGTCAACTAATGTACCTGAAATACCGAACACTTGTTGAGAACTGTATTCAGAAACTGTCCTAACATATGTGTATTGCATAAAGTCTTCAAAATAGCTGTCATCGTCATCATCTGCTCCTAGAATAGCTTCTCCTAATAAAAGTAATCCAATCCAAAGAGTTGATTCAAATACTGATCTTCTTAAGTTATTCCTTTCAAACTGTTCTAAGTCTGCTTTGATTTCTTTAATAGATCTCCCTCCTTTTAAAGATTTAATAGCATCCCCCATAAATCTGGCCAATGTAGTGAAATGTCCTTCTTCAACTCTTCCCATAGAAACATTATATCCCCTTTTCTTAAATCTTTTAGTAAGTAAGATTGGAAGCCATCCTCTGTGCATCATTAATGTATTCGTTAATACATCTCGTTGTGCTGCAACTTGATCATATTCATTGATTACACCATCTGCCATCTGTGCTAAAGATATTGCTCTTTGGGAAATTATAACATTTAGATTATCGAATTCCTCTTCAGGATTTTCAAACTTTGATTTAAACTTATCGTTAAAACTAATTCCCTTTTTATCTACCTTTATATTCTCATATAAACTATCCTCAGCATATTTTGCCCATTCAGACTCTACAACAACTCTGGAAATTGATTTATCACTATTTCTTCTTAAATTTAAGAATTGATCCCAGTTAACAAATTTTCCATCAACAAATCTGTAATCATTTAATACTGCTAAAAGTGATCTTGGACCAACAGGTATGTTAGCTAGTTTAGAAGTTTTGTATGCAGAATTTAACCCCATTCGGACCGCTCTTGAGTATGCAGAATCTTTTACTTTAGAATCAAAATCTTGTAAGCCATAAAACTCTACTAAGTGATTAAGCACTGATGTTTTATTCATCTTTCCTGACTCTGTTAAATAGTCCGGCATTAAAGATATCAATTGTGACAATGCTTTATTAGCTGAACTTTTGTGGTAATAGTCTCCAGAAACTCTATCTGATATATTATTTAAAACTCCAGTGGTAGCAGACACTGCATCAACAAATGGATTAAATGCTAAGTTTGAGAATCTTACGAAAGATTGAATTTTATTCACAGCTCTTGTTACATCTAACTCTCTTCCTCCAACAGTGATATGCATACTTCTAGTTTGTCTAACACCGTATAAGTGGTGACCAATATATTCTTTTGCATATTTTAAGTATTCAGAAGTTTGCCCTTTAATTTCAATTTTTCTTTTTGCTAAAACTCCACCTTTTGTTTGGAAAGTTTGATTAGCAATTGCAAATTCTAAAGCCTTGAAATCACTCTCTGCTTTTTGTCTTTCCTTATACAGAATTGCTTGTTTTAAATTAAGCATTGCTGCATGAATTGTGTTCTCTGTTGCAGAATCAGGAGCTTCTAGTTTTGTTTGGAAGTATTTTGGTAGAACTTTTACACCTAAATCAGTTAGATTCTGTCCTTCAATTTGTTCACCATAATCCTTATCATCAACTCTATTTTTTACAATCTCCCTGAAGAAATCTTTTACATCTAACTTTTGTAAATCTTCTATTACAGTTTTTGACAATTGAGGTCTTTGGAATGGATTTAATGATCTCTCTTCTCCATACATTTCTGAAACAGATTTATTAACACCTACCATCATTTTAAGAAATTCAAATTCCTCTTTATTTTTAGTAGCTTCTAATTCCTCAAGATTCATAGTTGGATTAGCCATCCATTTCTTCATGTTAATTCCGTACTTATCAAAGAATTCTTTGTCTGCATACTTATTAACCTTTGGTTGAACAAACTGACCTTCAGTCATATATTGATCATTCTTGAAATCATCTTTTCCAACATCCTTTAACCAAGTGTAATCAGGACTAATCTCAACAAATTTAGCTGCAGGATACCTTGATTCCAATGAAGCTTTATCTGTTAACAACTGAGAAGCTGGTATTGTCCCATCTTCCAATGCATTCATAAATTCAGAATAACCAATTGGTTCAAACCTTTGGTAATAAGAAGCAACATTTTCTTTAGCATATTCATACACTAAAAGTTCTTTAATCTCTTCTCTTACTTTTAAGTCTCCATTTCTAAAGTCTTCCAACATTTGATCTGAAATCTTACCTTCATCAATTGCTTTTTGAATTCTAGACTCGTAATAATCTGTAGTGAATTTTGTACCACCATTTAATAGATTATTTATTGCTCTAGAGAAAGTTGTTACTTTTCCTTGTCTTGAATTAGGAACATGTTGTAAAGCAAATTGTAATCTTCTATTTGTACCAAACTCTGTTAAATCTTTTTCATAAGCATCATTTGTAACTTTAATAGAAGTTCTCTCATCTTCTGAAGCTTCAAATGGGATATCTAAATATGACTTATTTAAATCAATTTCATTCTCTATCTCTAACAATCTTGACTTTGTTAAAGGCTCAATATTTTGAGCATTTATCTCTAGAGAATTTTTATTATTTCTGTGTTGTTTTAATATTCCTGATTTAGAGGCTTGTAATTCTTTTATTCTATCAAGAACGTTTTGATTCTGCTCTCTTAATATATCGTCTTCAATTTCATCTACAAACTCTTGTGCAGTTTGTTCGTAAGTTTTTCCATCCTTACCTTGATTATAAAAGTCCTCATTTAAGCTGATAGATGAATTCGACTGTAGCCACTCAAAAGAATTACCTCCTGCATTCTCAATATCAGATAACTCCTTTAAGAAAGAGTCAACTGCATCTGTAGTTCTTGTTGCATCCTTCAAATCAAATTTGTAAGACATAGATAGATTATTCATATCATAAGCTACTCTTGATTCATCTGAAAGCATATCTGCTGTAATACCATCTTCTAATACAACAAATGTAGAATTATCGTCAGCAGGAACTGCATCTTTAAACGGTAATGAATCAAATTGTGCTTGAGTCATTTCTGATCTCTTCATAATCTTTAGTCCAGGTTTAATTGAACCATTTTGATCGAAAGCACTTCTATGTAATTTATATCTTAAATTTATTGCGTTCTCCTCAAACTTATCTGAATCAGACATTTTAGTTCTATCAATAAATCCATCCTTTGATCTAGCATTAGCAACCACCTTACTTCTATCTCTAGAAATAATAGCCATTACCTCTTGAGTATATTCAGATACATTTGCATCTTTATATTTTTTATCTCTCTCTTCGTAATATTCTTTTGTTCTAACTTGTTCAGTCATCCCATCTCTTGCTGCTTTAAAATCATTAAGGTAATCTTTTTTACCTTGTTCTGATTGAATAAGCTGTGCAGGTTTAACTCCATTCTTTAAGGCTCTTCTAATTGCCTCCTCTTCCCTTCCAGAATGTTTTTTAACCAATTCAATCTGAATATTTAAATAATCTTCATCATATAATGACTGATTGATTGGAGATAAGTAATAATAAGAACTTTTATTGTTATGTTTCTTTATGATTGTTTTCTGATATCTTTGTAAATTCTTATCAGAAATTTCTTGCAATAATTTATCCCCTTCTTTCTTTAATTGGATAGTTGTATTAATACCCATTTGTACTGCCTTTTGGTGCATTAATTGTACAAATAAGTTTTTGTTTTGAGAAGCTAATCCAAACCACTTTGCCAACATACCAATATCAGCCAGATCAGAGTCCATTCTAGACTTTAAAGCATCTTTATCTTCCTCTGTTAAAGCTGAATTAGCTAATGCCTCATCTACCAATTCATTCACTTTTTTAGAGTAATCCTGGTCAACTAAAGGTCTTAACTTTGAGTGTTGTAAAATTGTATCATCAATACCTCTTAAGATTTGTTCTTTGATATTTTGAGAAGTCTCTGATTCTATAGGTAAGTCCTCTAGTAATTTTCTAAGATTCTCTAATGATGGTATTGAATTCTCTGTAATAGAATTAAAAATATTGCTATCTTGTTGTGTAATAGTTGTACCATTCTTATTTGCTGTTTTAATCCCATTAGAGACCTTATTCAACAAAGTTGATGTAATACCTTTGATTGCACTTATTGATGTTAATACATCATTCTCTTTCATGTCATCAACTATTTTTTCTAAAGCTGATGAATCAGGAGAAGCTTGTTTTAAAACTGTTCCGTATAATGCATTGATAGCTGTTCTAGCCTTTTTCAACTCTGAAACAAGTTTCTTAGACTCTTTATCTGTTAAATCGTAAAAGAAGTTCTCACTTTTAAAATCTTTATTGAATACATCTTTACCGTTTAAAACTGCATCTGCTAAAGTTTCATTTAAACTATCGATTGTTTGTTTCTCGTAAGATCCGTAATTACCTCTCAAAAAGTTAGTGAAGTTTTCCCATAAAGTTTTCAATCTATCTAAGATTGTTTTATGCTCTTCTGTTTTACCGTCTTTACTAAATTTCTCAGAAATACTTTTCGCTAAGATTTTACCTAAAACTTCTTTTCTTACTTTCTCTTCTAATTCTAATCCTTCAGAAAATTTAGAATACTTTTCTCTATATGCTTCTGAAAATTCTGTATACTCCGGAGTCAAATGAACTAATGCTAAAGCAGAGGCAATTGAGTTCTGTTCAGAATAAGATTCTATTGCGATGTGTGCAACCTCTTCTATAAGTTCTTTAGTGATATCTTTTCCTTCTGCTATAGCCACTACTTTATTTGCCATATCCGCAATTGCCGAAATATCAGGATCTGTGCCATAAACAGTGTTGAATCTATTTCTATACTCTTCCAATGTTGATAAAGAAAATCCCATTGAATTTAAGAAGTTATAAAGAGAATCTTTTAACGCATCCTTTTCTTTTTCGGAAATGGTTTCTTTTTCAGGGTTCAACTCTCTATTCACTCTGTCTAAAATAGATGCAGCTGAAATCAATTCTATTTTATTTTCAAACTGACTTCCTTTTTTCAACACTTCTGAAAAATGTAACAGTCCTTCCCCATCCTTAGATAAAGTGACAACATGATCTTCGTCAAATCTTAAATCTATTAAGCCATCATAATTAGGATAGATATTTCCTTTTGCTAACTCAACTCTTGCATCAAATGCTACACCTCTTGCAGAAGCTTTTCTTGACTCCTCATATTGTCCTTTTCCTTGATAAAAAGTCTCTCCACTTGGTGTCAATACTCTTTTCGTTGATAGTAATCCTGTTTGAACTTGAGATGTAAGGAATTTTGTTTTTATAGAGCTATCTGTATTAAATGTAGCAATAGGCATAAACTCATCTGTCGCAGGATTCTTAAACCCGATTGATGTGCTACCTAATTCATCTGATAAAATAAGATCCTCTAAATCTTCATACTCAACACCTTTTGATGATTTATAAAATAATTTAGGCTCTTTTGTATCATATACATTTTTAGAGGCATCTCTAAACATCTCCTCTACATTATCTGAATAAGCATTTGCAAATATGTCATAAGAGTTATTAGTACTACCTAAAAAGATATTACTATGTATTGCATCAAATAGTTTTGACTTCTCTCCTGTTGGAGTTGAAACAGAAACTATATTACCATTATCATTATACGTTATTAAACAATTACTCATCTTTATCATTATATATTTCAAAATCTTTAAACATCTGTTCAAAAGATTTTCGGTTTTTTATTATTACTTTTTGGTCTTTTTTTGTTTGAGTTATATCAAAGCTCGTAATACTAGCAGCATCCACTCTCTCTATCCAGTAGATATTACCCTCATGAGAGACTTTTTCGTGATGCAGTATTCTGTACAAAACCTTATACAATCCTGCTTCTATAATATCCCCATCATCCATTCTCTCTTTTAACCCAATAAAAGCCTTCCCTCTTATCTTGAAGATTGGTAGAGTTATCTTATTAATAACCATCTTAACTGAAGAAAGGGCCTCTAAGTTATTAAATGACTTATCTACCCCTCCTCGTCTACTGGCCTTAAATACTATTTTATTTCCTTCTGACATGTTGCAAAAATAATAATAAAAAAGTTAATACCAAAAAATAAAAAAGATTTTCAATACTATTTACAAGAATTAATTTTATCTTCTATGTTATCTTTATTTGAATAATTCTTAATGATGTTTAGATCTGAATAAATACTACCTTCAATATTTAACCTTAAGTTATTTAAGTTGTCTTCAGTTGCCTCTACTGATATGCTACCCATTTCACCAAATAAAAGTTCTTTTTGGGAAGCTAATCCTGATTTTATGATAGCATCTTCTACTTCAGATGAATTAAAAATAGCAGTGGCAGGTAAAGTATTATATATATCTCCATTATGTTCAACCTTAACAAAAGCAGAAGCATCTGATCTATCCATAACTCTTCTGTAAAGATTTTCTCCTAACCTAACGTAATTTTCAAAAGTCTTTTTTGTAATTACAATATTGTTATCCAATACATATCTAGAAGTATAAGGTCTTAAATATTTTGGATTATTTACAATGATTTGATCTTCAGGAGTAATTTCAAAACTATCATCTAAAAGATGATCCATTTCATTATCTCTTCTCAATGATATATAGTCCTTTAATTGATCCTCCATTTTAATGCCTTCAATAGAATCAACCCTTCCAACTAAGTTTATATCTGTATCAGAAATAGTGAATTTTGACAACACCTTTCTATAAACAGCAGAGTTTTTTAATTTTTCCTTTAAAGTGTAATTGTAAAAATCACTAACAAATTTTGATTTTAAGTATTCAAAGGAAGTTTTAATTCTACTAAGATTTTTCACTTTACTTTTAGCAAGTGGCTTATGTCCCCAAACAAGTTGACTCAAAGCAATCTCTTCTTGATATTTTTCTGAATAAATACCTGTATCTCTTGACATTACATATCTAGATAACTCTTTTAAGACCTCAATCTTATTTACAGGATCCTTAACATCTAATGTAGTTGGGATAACCATATCCCCATCATACACCTTTTGGTATAAATACTCATAAAGACTGTCTCTTTGTCCTTCTTTAACTTTATGGTATAAATTATCTCCTATTTTTAATAAAGAAAACCTATCGTACATAGTAGCTGGATCTAAAGGAGCTTCAACTCTAACTATACTTAAGTTCTTAAAGTTTGATCCTAATCTCAATACCTGCCCTTGTTTTTTAGTTGGTATTAGAATATCTTTTTGCTTAGAGAAATCTTCTATAGTTTGTTTATTAATATTAGCTAACATCCTTTCTGTAGCCCCTAACAAGTCTAATATATCAGCCTTTCTTCCAGGTTGGTTTGATAAACCTATTACATCAATATTAATATCAGCCAATTCACTTTCTATCTCCGATAAAACTTTAGTAACTAGTTTTGGATTATTTTTCCAAACCTCGTCAGAAATACCTTGAATAAAGTCAATATCAGCTTTTATAGCAACTGTGTCTAATCCATCTAACACCGTATTCTTTACAGTGGTATACGTAGAAAGATTATTTTTAGATATTACATTTCCCTCAATTGTAAATATAGGAACTCTCTTAAATTCATTTAATTGTGAATTCAATTTACTTCTGAAACTCTTATTTGAATTATATTTATCAACAAAATCACTATAAGGTAGAGAGTTAACAGCCTCTTCTATAGATCTGTCATTTGAAAAGTCTTCTACATTTTCTATAAGTTCTTCAATGATGTCAGATTCTGATACTCTTTCACTACTTCCTAATATTGTCTTAAAGCTAGAATTTATATGAGCTGCAGTCTTACTTTCCGTAGGCTCTATTATAATATCTCCTTCAGATAATTCCCCTTCAATTCTTTCTAGTAGCTCTCTAATAGATTCTATATTTAAAGTCTCCAAGTCCTCACTTGTATATAATCCAGATCGTATAGCTTCTTTTTCGTTAAGACCTAATATACCTTCCGATTTAAATATTCTAGTAAGCTTTGAATTAAGCTTTGATAGACTAGAGATTGAGTGTGAATCCATTAAGTCTGTTAAAGACTTTTTATCTGCTCTTGATAATCTTTTACCTAAAGATGCATGAGTATCTAAAAACTTAAGAACATCGTCTAGAGATGCCTCATCTTTATCATTCCTTGCATATTCATTTAAGAAATCATTTTCGTAAGCAGTCTTCCAAATATTAACTGCCTCTGACTCATTTCCCTCAGTCAAGATGAGAGCATCATTATATAATTGAGATGGAGTACCATCAGCATTAACTACTGAGATACTTCCATCAACTCTTGTTCTTAATCTACAACTTAAACTCATTGTTTATTTATTTTAACATGCATATAAAGCAGAAGTTTTTCCATTTGGATCTGCTTTCTTTGAAGTTTTCTTTTTACTACTTCCTTTTTTACTAGAAGTATTAACAGGTGTAACTGTTTGTAAATCAACTTTTGAATAATCAAATCCTAATTTAGGAGAATGAAATGGGTTTAAAACATCAATATCAACTGAGATTTGATTCTTAACAATTTCCTCCATAGGATTAGAACTATTTATCCAATCTTCTACGTTGTAAAAATAATTAATAGCTTTTAATTCTGCAAGTTTCTTGTTGAAAAACTCATCATTTAAATTATTAGTTCCAAATGATATAAAAGCTTCTCCACTTTTCTTGATGTCTATTCCATTTTCAGCTAAGAATTTATTTAGCTTATTAATCTTTTCTGTAACTGTTATATTTTCATTATTATAAATAGACTCAAAAACATCAATGTTACTAATTTTATCATACCCAACTGACACTGGATAAGCAACTCTTTTTCCACCAACTTCTAAAACTACAAAAGGAATCTTCTCTTTTGATTTTTTACTAGTAAGCTTTGTTAAATATGTTGTATCAACAGCTTTTCTATCTCTTGTAAAGGTTTTACCTCCTTCAATATATCCTATATCTTTAACTGCCTTAATCTGTCCTTCAGAAAGAGTTTTACTCTGAATAGATATAACTCCATCAGCTGTCATAGTGTAGTTATAAGTAGGATGACCAAACTTAACTTGATTAACTGTTATTGCAGCAATAGAAGGTTTACCATCTTTATTTATAACTTTTGGCTCTATAGCTCCTTTTGCTTTCAACAATGCTTCAATGTTCGCATCGTTATCAACAATTGCATTTCTAACATCTTCAAAGATTAAATCTTTTTGTGTCTTATTACCTTCAGATCTCTTCTTAAATGTAGCAACTACTTTACCTCCAACCTTCGCTAGGATTAGTAACTCTTTCTTTAATTTTGTTTTTGCTTCGTCAATGTCTTTTCCAGCTTTAATAGCTTTTTTGTATTCAGCTATCAACGTTTTATTATAATCATCTCTAGGATCGATAGACATTGTTACAACATCTCCAGGATTTGTATTAAATGCTGCTTGTATATTGTGTCCTTGTTTATTATTAAACTCTTTTCTGAAAGTACTTTCAATAGGTTTTAATATTTGATTTCCGGCAACGTCTGTACCCACCTCTAGAAGAACACTGTAATACGTACTCATCTTTTGGTTTGTTGGAACAATTCTTAAATCTGTCTTCTCATTTATTTCTTTAATAAACTTAGCAGGAATTACAATATTGTTCTTAGAATCTCTTTCTACAGGAACATCTACTTTACCTTTAACATAAGCATTGAAAGCAGCCTCTGTTAGATAATGTATAGTTATTGTAGAATCTTCATCCTCAGAGCTTCCTTGATAAGAAATAAAAGCATTTTGATATGTCAATCCATATCGGTAATTAGCATTGTTTATTCTATCAGCAAAATCCACTGCATCAATAGTATCTTCTGAAGTTGGAACAGAAACACTTTCAATAGGAGCAACAACTGTTTTCTCTAATACAATCTTTTGTTGTATCAAATCACTCAACCTAAACCCCTCTACAACTATACCTGTAAGCATAGTCCATTGGTCAATATTATTCTTAAGTTTGTCCAACTCAATATCTTCTTCAGGTGTTAATGTTCCATCTTCTTTTTTACGAAGAAGTTCATCATATCTCTTGAAATCTTCTGTTTCAAGTAATTTAAATCCTTCACCTAAAGTAGAAATCTCATCTTCTATTTCCTTAATCCTATCTTCAATCTCTTTTAGTCTGTTCAAATTATCTTCCTGTTCAGTGTCACTGAACGTAGCATTTTGTTGAACATTAACCATATTGTTTAACTCTTCGCTCAACAAGGATAGAGTACTATTAACATGATCATAGAAATCTTTAATATTTGTATAATTTCCAGCAGGATTTGTAGGTAAGTTCATTATAGAATTAAATGCTTCTAAATCTTCTGTAGTTTGGTCTAAGAAACCGAAGTCTTCTTTCAACTTACCTTGGTTATTATCTTCTCTACTTTCTATACTTCCTAATCCTTCGTTTAAGATTTTTGTAAGCTTCTCAAACATTGGAAAATTATAGCTACTATTAATTTGATCCTCAGATCCTTTATTAATCCATCCACTAGAAACTCCAATACCAAAAACTGCATACCAATCTCCGGCTTTTACATTTTTCTTACCTGCTTGTCCTGTACTAATGTAAAAAGGAATATTGTATTTTCCTATTTTCATCATAACCATTACTCTACCTGAGTAATCAACTATGTTGTACTCTTTGCCTTTTATAGTTATTGGAGATAATAAATTATTACTTTTTAACCATTCTAATTTTGCAGAAGCAGTTGGTAATTTATCAAGTTCAGAAACAATATCAGCAACAGGTGTAGATAATAAATCTATTTTACCATCTGTACCTAATGCAGCAATCTCTTCATCATATTGTTTTTCTATCTCTTGAATTAATTGTTCCTTAGTACGACCTTCTTGTGGAACTTGGATATTTGAAACCTTTCCCATTTGATCCTTAAAGTATCCTTTATAAGTCCAAACTTTACCCCCATTAAAATCTTCACCTATTGAAGCTATAGAGTCTTGTTTTCTTTTTTCTATTTCTTCTTTTTGTACTTGGATTGACTTATTGCTATTGCTATTATTTGGGCCTTGCTGCGTGGTGTCCCGTTGGCTCCCTTCGCCTTCCCCGTCTTCTTGTTGTCCGCTATCAGTTCCTTGATATTCGCTGCTACTGCCTTGTTCACCGCTGTCTTCTTTTTGCTGTTGCTTTTCTTTAATGGCATCTCTTTCTTCTTTTAGGTTATTTAATTCTTCATTTAATTTAGCTATCTCCTCTGAATTATCTTCAGAAGTATTTAAAATATTATCTAATTGAAATGTAATATCTTCTATTGCCTCATTTAATACATCTAAATTGTTTAAGTCTCTTTCTTGTAAGTCTAATTTAGATTTTAATCCAACTGTATCACCTTCCATAGGATCAATAGCCTCCTCTGTATCAGCTGTTATATCTTCATAAGCATTTTCTAAAATGTCTTTATGCCATTCCATTGCTCCTGTAGAAAGCTGTAATCTAATCAAAGACTCTAATCTGAATTTCTCTCTGTCAGACAATTGTTCATTCTCCTCAAGAACAGATTGTAATTTCTCTTGTACAGTGTCATAATCTCTTCTACCATACATAGACAAAGCTTCGTCTAAGAATTTATTGTTATCTTCAATATCTTTTTTAAGCTCATCAGACATCTTGTAATTCAATCCAAGTATGTTTGATAATAAACCTTTACCTTCCTTAGAAGAGAAGAAGTTTGTATCAGCCATATTTCTTTGCATATTCACCATCTCTCTATGTGAATCTGTAAAGCCTTTGAATTTATTAATCAAATACTCAACACCTGCAGCTTCCCTTTTCTTTCCTGAATTTCTAAATGAAGCTATTATATTGTCTAACTTATCAATATTGTTCATAATATCCTCAACAGTTACGTCTGAAGAATCTCCAAGTACATCTCTCAAGTTATAACCGTTTGCATCAAATTTATTCTGCAAAGATTTTGTAATTACTTCTCTCTCTTTCTCTAGTTTAGCAATCTTTTGTTGTGTCAACACTGCTAATTGAGAAGTAGCTTTATATTTAGAATCAGTTTCTTTTGCTCCAGGAAGTCTCTCAGAATTTAATCTATTCAACTCTTGTGCTTGCTGTGCTGCATTTGATTTTAAAATGTCCAACTCTGACTTAGTAGAAACAAGTTGATCAAATAAATCCTTATCTTGCTCTTCTAAATTTTCATAGTGTAATAAATGACTATATATTCCACTAGTCCCAATAGCAGAGTCTAACTCGTTAGCAACAGCTTTTGCAGAATGTAATGCACCTTTACCTAACATTATATTTAATGTCAATGCATCACCTATTTCAGCTAAATTCCCTCTAGTATTTTTTATCTTCTTATCAAGACCAAGAGCCTCAACAGAACTCTTAGCTATTTTATAATCTTTCTGATTTTGCTTAAATTCATCCTTCAACGATTGCTTATATGCATCCTCTGTGATACCTGCATCTTGTAGTTGAACTAAAGTTTCATCGTCAATTTTTAAGTTGTCAATAGTTTGATCATGTGTATCTCTAATTTGAGACATATCAGATGCCATCTCTTGACTCTTAATAAAATTGTAGTGATTTATTTTATTCTCAAAATTTTCTGAAAATTCATCCGTACTTCCACTTTGTCTAGCATCACTCATAGCTTTCACTGCTGCAGTTCTGTTCATAGAAGCTAACAATTCAATACCTTTATTTGATCTTTCAATGCCTGCCTCTTTTGCTTTATATGCAGCACCCCAACTTTGAGCACCAAATCCTGGAAACCTATCCTTAAACTTAGCACCTGGTTGAATAGCCCCACCTGCAAAACCTATAATCATACCAATACCCATTTCCTTCCAACCTTCGTTAGAGGTGTATTGTTCATTAAATGCATCATGCATTGCAGACCAAGCAGAATATGTATCTGTATGTTTCGGATCGTATTTTGCTTCCAAGTAGTTTTGCATAGTTTTACCTGCAACACCTTGGAAACCTTCTTCGTACAAACCTTCTGTAAGAGGTTTTCTTAATATACTATAAGATTTTCCTAAAATTTTCTGAGCTTTGTTAGCACCTCTCATTGAAGTTTGGACAATTTTGCCAAGTCCTTCTTTTGCAGCAACTGTTTCAGCTTTTGTACCTAATCCTATTAATCTATTTCCAACGTTTGATAACTTACCTGTCAATGAACTTGGTAGTATCTTTTTACCAAACATTACAGCATTAGATACAGATAGAATAGCTATATTAGCTCCGTACACTCCATTAGCAGCTGATCTAGCATTGTCCATAAATGCTTTAGCCTCATCATATGTAGGTTGTCTACCATTCTTTTCTTCAAATGTATTATAGAATGTATCTACAGAATCTTTAAAGTTTTGCCTAGCTTCCATTCCTGCCTCAAAGTTTGAAGTTCTAGCTAAGAAAAGTGCATTATCAGCAACTGTACCAACCTTACTTCCTAACCTTGCATAGGTATATGTCTTCAAAGCTTTAGCACCCATCTTTTCTGCTATCTTTTCAGAACCTTTTCTGATACCTGCTTTGATTAAAGACTCTCCACCTTCTTTTGCTAGAGCCTTTAATCCAAATTTTGCTCCAAATTTTGCACTAGACACTGCTAAAGAAGAACCTCCTGTAGCTATACCTATAGCTATATCTGGCAATAGTGCACCTCCAACAAAGGCTAAACCTCCTGCGACATCATTAGCCCAAAAGTTAGCTGTACCTAAACTCTTCAAGAAACTTTGAGACTTTTCCTCGTCTGTATAATAATTAGCTAACTTATTATCTAATTTTTTATTGGTGTCATCCATCCAATTAGAGAATTCATTATCATAAACAGCACTTAATGATCCTCTAGATATACCTGTTGCAATACCATAAGCTGTTCCAACTATTGAATCAGCTGCATAATTGAACATTTTAGCTGTGTTCTTTGTAAGACCATTGAAAACTTTTTCTGCACTTGATTGCTGTTTAGCTAACCTATCTTCATTTCCTACTGCTCCAACATAGTTTTCATATTTAGCAATGTAGCTTCCATCACTTAACCTATCATATAACGCAGCTTTAGGTACATCAAATTCATGAACCTTAATCTTATTTGTCGGAGCCTTTAAAAAAGAACTTGTATCTATTGGTTTTATTACCTTAGCTTGTTCTTGTTTACTTTTGATATCTTTAATAACATCATTTATATTAGTATACGCCATTCTATTGAGATATTTTATTTGACAAAGATAATTGTTTTATTTTATCTGCCAAGAAATTATTCATAATAATACCTGAATATTCTTCAGAATTTCTATAGACTTGTTGAACATCATCATAGTTAAACTCACTTACACTTGTAGGTTCGCTATATACCAACTGTCCTCCTAAGTAGACACAGTTGTTATAAACCCCATTGTCTAAAACCTCTACCTTGAAATTGTACTTATTGTTTTTGAAATTATGTAATACACCCCTAACTCTAGGTGCAACATTTAATCTCTCCGCCTCTTCTAGAATAGAATCCGTATTATCCCAAAAAGATGATGTTTTTCCATTAGTGTTACCTAAGTCAATTTTTGCAGCATTTTTTCCAAAATTAGAGCTATATTCAGTCCTATTCATATCTTCAAATTCTATACCTAATGAAGCTAAACTCTTTCTTGAAACTTTAGTAGGAACTTGTCTCACTTGACCATCAACTTTTTGATTTATAACTAAATCAACATTATCAGACAATTTTTGACCATTTTCTACAGAAGGTCTTAATATAATAGGCCCTGTATAACCGTCTTCAATAAGGCCTTTTTGATAAGCTAAAGCAGTCAATCCACCATAAACATTTGAGTCTTTTGTGACAACCATATCCTTTGCACTTGCAAAATTGTAAGATCTTCTTATCTCTTCAGATTTATATTTTACTTGTTGTAAATTTACATCAATTATACTTGCAATACCAGCTCCGTTTGCAGTTGATATGTTAACCTCTCTTCCAAGTCTTTCTGAATAATAATCTAAATCAGTATCATCTAGTTCTGATAAGTAATAATCTTTACCTAACTTTCTTGTAGCTGAAACAAGATTAGTTGTTCTTGTTATTTTACTTTCTAAATCTTCTATTTCTTTTTTTAAAACCTTTTGTTGATCCTTAGAACCATAGGACATTTTTTTATATTTTGCTGACAATTCATTTACCATAGTCTTTACTCTATCATTTGCAAAATAGTCTGCATTTCCAACTAATGTACTTAGTCGCTCTTTAAACCAAGGATTATCTGTAAGTGAGAGGATCCCCTCCTTACTAAGAATACCTCTATCACTTAAACGTTCACTTAATATACTTTCAACTTCTTCCACACTACCTGCAATCTTATTAAACTCTTTGAAGCTTACATTTTTTAAAACGTCATCTCTAAGAGTTTTAAATAATTCAGACTTTTCCGCTTTACCTAACGCTGCTATATCAGGATCCGAAATTAAATGGAATGAAGTGTATGCTTTTAACGTAGCTTCCTCTTCTTCTGTTAAAGCTTGTTTCCCAGCTCCTTTCTTACTAAGTAATGTGGCATAGTAATTCTCTTTAGGGTTTTTTAATGGTGCTTTAACTAATCTTCCATCAGCACCTTTTACAAATTTCCATAGATATTTCGGAAGCTCTTGTACATCAAAATCTGCATCACTACTAGAAGCCGACATAGACAATGAAAAAATAACTTGGTCCACAGCATTTCTTAAATTCTGTCTTATCTCCTTACGTTCAGGACTAACATTTAACACTTGGTTTTGGAACTTCAATAAAGTTTTAAGATTATCTTTTACAGATATCTTTTGTCCTTTGATAGTTATACTCTCTCCTCTAGCAGCTTTTCCTGCCAAATCTTTCATATTTTTAGCAATCTCTACATAGTCATCAGGATTAACACCATATTTCAATATACTATTCATTCCTGTAATAGCTTCGTTTTCAGTTTTTTGTGCAGAAGATAGTCCTGATTCATCAGATAATGAGTATTGAGTCCCTCCACCCATACCTGCTTGATCAACTAATGTTGCATTGGTAATAGCTCCTGTAGTTTGTGAAACTGCTGTATTACCTTTAGCTTTAGCAATATCAGCAACTGCCTTCATTTCAGCAATCTCTTCCATCTTTAGATGGTTTCTTACAGTCTCCTCAAACTCTAAGCTTGCTTTTGTTGATTCATCAACTTTTATATCTATAACAACTGGAGCATAAGAGAAAGCATCAAGATAATCATTCTTGAATTTATCCATATACATTGTTGTATATGCATTTTGTTTCCCAACTGAATCAAAATCAACAGACTCAATACTGTCTCTTCTTGCTTTGTGAGATTCGATTGCATACTTCAATTGAGAAATTTCTTCAGGATCTGTAGCTAATTCTAATCTATCTCGGTATTGCTTTAAACTAGAATCTGTACTATCTAATTGAGCTTGTGTAAACTCTTCATATTGTTGTCTTACAGTCTCATCAGGAAGGTTATCATATTGTGCCCATGCATTTATTTGTAATTGTTGTCTAGCTTTATCATCTAATATCATAGATAATGCACTATCCATTTTTCCTCTATCTATAGATTTCTCAGTAACGATTGATCCAAATATAGTCCCATCATCAACTCTTCTCGGTAATTCAAAAGTTGCTTGTTTTTGAATTTCAGGAAGGGCTTTTAAAATTTTATCTTGAACATCTACATACTCAATGAATCCACCTCCACCACCATAGGTAGTTCCAACAGTGTTATCATTCATCCATGCATTAGCTCTTCTCATTGCATATGCATAATTATTATCATTATACTTTCCGTCAGCCTTCTCTCTATGTTTAGCCCATTCAGATTGCTCGCTTCTTAAAATTTTTGTTGATAGTACAGCATTTTTAACATTTTTGTCTAACACTTGTCCAACATTTGCAATCAAAGAATTAGCTAAAGCATCAGATGACAAATCTCCACTTGCATATTGATTTGTAATATCTGTTACTTGCTGCAACCTTTCATCTAAATATTTCTCATCAGCATCTTTTGCTACATCCAACATACCAAACTGATCCCTTACAGCCTGTAATTTTTGTCTATTAGCATCCAACTTCCCTTGCTTATATTGTAAAGCTGTAGAAATTAATTGGAAGTTAGGTGTATATTTTTGAAAACCTTCGTAAGATATTTGAGGACTATATGAACTTGCCATTTATATATTTATTTTTAATAGGTATAAAATTACCTAATTATAAAAAATTATCAAAAAATATTAGATTTAATGATATTTCAAAAAACTAAAAAACCCCAAAACAAGAATTACCTCGCTTGGGGTTTAGTTATTTATAAAAGTGTCTGACTAACAGTTCCACTTCTTTCTCGCTAATCTTAATCTACTTTTCGGATCTTTTGCTGCATTTGGAAACTTCTTCATTTGACCTGCTGATCTGGCACAAAAAGATTTTCTTCTCTTTGCATCCTTACTGCCTGCCTTTAGTTTAGAAGGTTTAGTCGTAACAGCCATTTTTAATTTGCTCTTAGGATTCTGCTTTCTGTAAGAAGCGACACCTTTTGCATTTAATCCTCCTGTCTTACTTTGACCTGCTTTCCTAGACCAAATAGGGCTTTTCAGTTTAGCACTTTTTTCCACCTTTTTTCATTTTGTGCATTTTGCCTCCACATTTCATAGAGATAACCTCTTTCTTCATGTTTTTAAGTAAAGGTTTTACATCTTTCCTTTTTACAGTTTTACTTTTGACTGAACCATTGCCGTTTTCAAAATCTAGATTATAAGAAGGTTTCCCTTTAGAATAACCTGTAGTATCCATGGTTAAAATAGAGGCTCTATTACCTGATTTTGGATATTTAATTTGATAAACAGTTCCACTATTAGTTGCTACATAGGCACCTTTTGCCTGTTCACTACCTTTTTTTAAGTTATAGACTTGCTCTTTTGCGTACTTATTTGCTGGAACTTTTTTAATAGTTTTACCACCATCACCAAACTTTTTAACTGTCCCTACTTTTTTGACACCCTGTGCTTTTTTAATCTCGGAAGCTTTATTTATTCGTGTTTTAAGTTTAGCAAGCATTTCTGGATCCATGTCTTGAAGCTGTCCCTTTCTTACTCTAAAATTGATAAGGTCTTGAGCAGTTTTAGCTCTTTCTAAAAATTGCTCTTGTCCTGCTTTTTTCATAGCTTGTCCTTGCATTTTCATAGCTAGACCTTTGTCTCTTCTTGCTATTCCCTCTTTTTTAAGTTGTGCAGCTGTCTTACCACCATCACCAAACTTTTTAATTGTACCTCCTTTTTTCTTCATAGGTATCTCACCTTCCATCATACGCATCTTTTTAGATTCACCTTTTTCGTGTTTCATCATTGCTGACTTAGATGCATACTTCTCTCCTGTTTTTTTCTCAGATAAAAGTTTCCCTTTAAGTTTACCTATTTTCCCTCCTTTTTTCATATATTGTTTTATTTGTTTTTTTCTATAATCTTGGTTTTGTTTTTTAATCTTTTCTGCATATCCATCACTCATCGCACTACTCTTAAGACCTTCAACAGTTTTCATTGCATCTTTTCTGCCTACTTCGTATCTAGTCACTTTAGTTGTAGTTTGTGCAGGTGTAACTCCTAAATTTACTTTCTTAACAACAACAGGAAAACTCTTTTTCCCTGCAGCATATCCTACAGTGTCAATTGCATGTGAGAAGCTATCTCCCTCTAACCCCTTAGCAGTTTTTACAACAAGTCCTGATTTATCTGCTTTATATGTTTGTCCTGTACCTTTGTTTTCAGCTCTTGTAACCTTACCTTTGTTGTTAGTTGTCAGATAAACGTCAGAAGAAGGTGACATTTTAGAGTTATTCAAATTAGATACATACCCTCCTTTATTTGGACTTTTTGAAACTGGTGCTGTAGTCTTTTTTTGTGCAGTCGTTGGTGTCTTTTCAACCTGTGCTACAGTTTTCTTTGGTACAGTTGCTTTACCTTTTGAAACAGGTGCTACAGTTTTCTTTGGTGCAAATACTTTACCTTTTGAAACCGGTGCTGCAGTTTTCTTTTGTGCAACCATTGGTGTCTTTGAAACAGGTTTTTTTGGTGTTGTTTTTGGGTATGGAGTTGCCATATAATTATGATTTAGTTATTTATATTTTTATTATTACTTCTTCTTTTTTGAAGTTTTAGCTAGACTTCCTATTGCCTCACTTGCAGCATATGCTTGAACTGCCTTTTTAACTATCTTCTTAGCTTTTGGAACTATTAGTTTTTTAGCACTTGTCCCTGCTAGCTTTTTAGTACCTTCACCAAGTAATTTTTGAGTTCCAGAATTTAACAATTTAGGAGAAGATTTAGCTATTGCTTTTGGTGCTGCTTTAGTTAGTAATTTTTTAGAGCCTTCTGTAATTAGCTTTTTAGTAGCTGCTTTTGCAAGCATCTTAGTTCCTAGAGCTTTAACACCTCCACCTGGAGTCGCAGCCATTAAAAGTGTCTCCGTTAGTTCTCCTCTTAATTTAGGCATAATCTTAGTCATTTTTTGACTAATAGCATTTTTATATGCATCTCGTTCAACTTTTGAAAGATTATCTCGGCTCGATCTTCCTCCGGCCCAATTTTCATAAGTTGTCATTTTTTCAATATTTTTCCACTCATCTTCAGATAATTTTGCTCCACTGGCTCCTTTTTTAAGCAAATTATCTCCGGCTTTTTTCATAGTGACTTGAAAAGCTTTATATTTTTCTTCAGCTGTTTGTGGTTTTGCTTTTGCTGTTTGTGCCTTTTCCACCTTCTTTTTTAACGATTGCTTCAACTCTGTGCCTTTTTTCTTCATCTCTAGGCCTTTTTTCTTCATCTCTAGACCTCTAGAATACTTACCAAGTCCTAAAGCCTCAAGTCCAGCTTTTGTGCCTACCTTACTTTTAACTAATTGGTCTATAGTGGATCCTGCAGCTATCTTAGCCTTTACATTTTTAATATATGCATTCTTCTGAGCTTCACTTGAGAAACCTCCTGGTAAAGTTTTAGCTTTAACTTTTGCAACACTTACAGGTGCAACTTCCGCTTTTGAAGTTGGCATCTTAATCTCACTCAACTTTTTGCTATCAGGAACTAATTCTGTCTGAAGCTTCATCTCTATATTATCAGGAGATTTTGGTGCTATAGGTTTATTATTTTGTGATACATTTTCAAATGAATCATTTGTTTTTATACCTACTTGTTTTCCACCTTCTTCGAACTTTCTAAGGGATCTTCCTTTAGTCTTTTTTGAAATAGGTTTAACTGCTATCTTTTTAGCAGAAGGTTTAGCCATAACTTTCTTAGTTGAGGCTTTTTTAGTCATAACTTTCTTAGCCATGACCTTTTTAGTTGTAATTTTTTTAGTTGTAGCCATTTTTCTATTTCTTTTTTCCACTTTATTACTTTAATTAATTTATTATTATGCTTCAGCATCAACTGATTGTTCTGTTGTATTTGTAGGACCAAGCCCTATTCTATTTAGATTATCATTATTTTTTATCTGGAAATCATAATACGGATCATAATTAACACCCATACCATAGTAATCTAAAGAATAATCAGGAGTAAGATTTGATATCAAATTAAGTTGCTGAGTATTTGAGAAATTATTCATAGCTACATTATGATTGTATCTTAAATACTCTCTTAAATCAGCCTCTGTATTTGCTTTAGCCATTAAACTTCTTCCTTCAAAATTTAAAAGGTTTGATCCTTGAGCTATATTCTCTCTATCAGATTGTCCAATATTAAATTGTTCTGCTGCAGCTTGATTTTGAGCATTTGTTATATTTGCATTATAACTAGCTTCATTTTCATAACTTTGTGTTGTTGATAATAATGATGCCAATGCTGCAGCTCTTTGTGCAGGTGGTAAAGAGTCAACTTGACTTGCTAAAAAGTTTCTATTTTCAGCTGCTGACTGAAGTTGACGATCAATACCAATCTTAATAGGATCAATTCTTTGAAACCTATTACTAACTAACATTTCAGGTTGTTGACCTGATGGAGGCAATACGCTTTGATCTGGAGTATAAAAAGCTCTTGCTCCTTTTTGTCTCGTACTCAAATCTACTTCATCCTTAATAGGTCCTTCTTCAGCAGGTGCTTTCGCTTCACCTTCATCAGGTGTATATACATTAATATTGTAATCAGACTCCTCACTTTTTATCTCTTTCAATCTTTTTACTCTATTTTGAGATTCAGGTGAAAGTTCTGCTAATATTTCTGGTGTTATTTGATTCGCAGTGTATACCCCTTTTGACTTAAGAAGTTTACTTTCTTCCGGTGTAACTAAGTCTAGTTTTAAACTATATCTTCCAGAAGTAAAGTTACCCATCTTCTTATCATATAATCTAATTCTTTCTTCCGGTGTTTTTGCCTTAGTTGGATCTTCTACGAAAGTTTCATTCTTTAAATAATCTTCTGCCTTCGCTACTGTTTCTTCACTGAAGTTATCTGGGTTTTTAATAATATCATTAGCAGATGCACGCATTCTTTTATCAGCTCTTTTCTGAAACTCTAATACAGCTGCTTGTTCTTTGTTTAAAGGTAGATTATCTTTAAATTTAACCTCTCCTTTTTTTAATGCCTCTTGATCTATATACTTTCCAAAAACTTTTTCGTCTGAAATAATATCAGGGAAATTCTCATATAAATTAACTAAAATTGTTTGAGGATCTTTCTCAGTACCATAGTTTGTCTGATTAGATTTTTGGTAAACTCTTTCTTCATTTTTAAACTCATTGTCTACATAAGTCCCTCTTAATCTAGTTTTATCTTTAGCAGATGTAGTTGTTCCAGGATATTTCTGGTAATACTTCTTTAAAACATCATTATACTCAGTTTCAGAAATAGATCCTTCTATAGATGCTTTTCTTAAATCAGCATATATCTTATCTGCATCCTCTCCTGCTTCTATCCTCGTAATAAATTCTCCACCTTTATCAAAAAGTGGAAGATCGTTCATTGCTCTTCTACCTTCCTCTTCAGAAAGATTATATTTCTTTAGTAAGTTTTGAAAAGCTTGTTCTTGGACTCCTCCAAATTTAAACTCTCCTTCTTGATTTTCTTGTTTCTTTTTTGACTCTTGAATATCAAATACCTTATCAAAGAATTTTTTTCTTTTGTCTTCTAATGGTTTCTTTTTAGACTCAATATCGTAAATCTTTTTAGATAAGTATTCATTATTAATTTGACTTGTGCCTTTATCAACAGCTTTCTTTTCTATCTCTTTCTTTAAAACAGAGAATACATCTTCTTGTTCATCATTTAACTTAGTCAGCCCAATCTTTTTTGAATACTTATCCAATGCAGATGCATATGTATCTTTTGTTGAAAAGTTTAAATCAAACTCTCCACTTAATCTCTTTGCTTCAGATTTAGTTAAATGTATAGAATCTGAAACTACCTCTGTGTCTGTAGGTAGATTCACTTTTATACCTCCATTCTCATGTTTAGGGCCTTCTGCTTTCTTTACTTTTCCATTAGGATATTTCAAAAACTCATCCCCTTCAATCTCAGCATTAGGTTTCCTTGGATCATCTTTTCGTAATCCTGCTTCAACATCCCCTGTTAAAAGTTTCTCAATATTTTTATCAGAATCTTTTACTTCAATCTTGCTTATATCAAATCCTTTTGCCATTATAAAAATATTTGTCCGTTTTCAATCTTTGAAATTTTACCCTTGTAAGTTTTTCCTCCATATTTAAAATTTATAGAATCTCCTACTTGGTGTTTGAAAGATCCTCCACTCTTCATCTTTGGTAAGTCTTCTTCTTCCCCAGATTCTCCCTCTTCAGATTCTCCTAACAACTGTTGTGCTATTTGCATAACCTCTTGGTAAGTTTGTTGATCTACCCCTTGTTGTTTTAAGTATGCATCAATAGCTTCAATACTTCCTAACTTATCAACAAGCTGTTGAGCTATTTGCTCCATACGAGGTCCCTCTGCATTTTGAGACTCTTGTCCTTGTTGTTCTGGAGTTTCTTGTTGCTCCTCTGCTCCCATTTGATTTTGGTCTTCTCCCATCATTTGGTTGAACATTCCACCACCATCTTCGAATTTAAAGAGACCTCCATACTTAAATGTACCTAATTCACTATTAGTCATATTCGCATTTGCAGTTTGTGAAGCATTTACATAACGTCTCTCTTGTTTCTTTTTGTTATACCAATCTTGTGCATAATTGTCCATTTTCTGGTTAGCGTATCCTGACATTCCTTCTCTAGCTAAACCTAAGCCTAAAGATAATGAATTGCCTATGATATCAAGATTCTTTCCTTTTGCTCCTTGTGGTGCTCCTAATGCCCTTCCTAAATTGTAAACTCTAGAATTTAAGTCACTACCTGTAGGACTTAAGTATGGCATATTATTTATGTCAAATGTTTTATTATTTATGTCAAATGACTTATTACCAGATTCCTTTAATTTATCTAAACCTTCAATCTCTTGGTTATTACTTACAGCATTCATAGTACTTGTATGAAACTCTTTGTCTATAACCCCTGCAGTTTTTGCATCGTCTAGAGCTTTCATTTTATCATACTCAGTTGCCTTTGGATCAGTTAATACTTGATACAGTGAGTCTGTATCGACTCCCATTCCTAAATCTTCTGTGCTACCTTTAACCCTGTACTTATCAGGATCTTCCATTACTTTTTTATATCTAGCATCTGCCCGATCATTCCTGTAGTCCTGAAACCAATTTGATAAATTATTCATAATGATAAAATTATGTATTTTTATTTTAGTTTAAAAAATTATAGAAATTATTGAAACTTTAAGAAGCAGGCCCTATTGAAAAAAGACTCTCTGCTTGTTGTGCTTCAAATGGTAACTCTTGTTTATACATATCCATATTAACTTTACCAGCTTCTGTTGCTTTAGTATTTGGATCATCTGTATTATATGTTATTTTACTTAAAGCTTGAATAAATCCATTCTTACTTTCTTCTTTAGCTAACTCCTGTCTTGCTGTAGAATTCTTCTCTTTTTCAATCTTAGCTGTCTCTATTTCAAGTTGTTTTCTAAATTCCTCTGTTGTCAAAGGTGTTCCATTTTCAGAAACATTTAAGACTTCAAAGCGAGATGCTGATTGTGGCATACTTCCTCTCTCTAAATACCCTGTTGAATTATCACCACTGCCACTGGTATTATCTATTTTAACATCTATATTAGAGGGATTGTATATTTCAGTTGCGTATTTACCTCCATCAAAACTTTTAAAAAACCCTTGTCTTTGAACACCTCTAACATTTTCATTAGCAGGGCTTTCCCATTCAGTTGTAAAATAGTATGAGGCTTGTTCAGGTGATTCAAAGTTTCTACTTAAATAAGCTTTAGAATTAGACTCACTTAAAGCATAGTCTATTTGTCCTTTCCAATTAGACATGTCTCCATTTAAATAATTAACTAGACCTTTTCTTCTTGGACCTGTGTGTTGGAATAGCCCAATACCTCCACCTCCGTTCTTGCCTCCTTCTGTAATTGAAGCATTGAAATTACTTTCGTATTTTATATTCGCAAGCATACCTAATGCATGATTCTTAGATACCCCCTTTGATTGGAGGTAACTTAGAATCTCGTTAGGATCTACTGATCTATTAGCTACATCTTTTGCTCTTTCTGCTGCCATTTTTTAAAGTTTATTGTTCGTAATACTCTCTTGTGTCACCCATAAATCTAAATAACATTTTAAATCTACTTTCAACATCATTTGTTAGCCTAATTAAAAAATGGTCACCTCTTAATCTATCTTTATAGTTGTTTCTATAATCAAGAAGTCTTGAATCTAGTACCTTGTCAATTTGAGCACAGTCATTAATCCAAATAGGTAACCCACTTCTTTCATTTCTTATTAAGTTGTAAAGATAGTTAAAAGAATATTTACCTGCAATTTCAGATTGTAAAATATCTATAGAATTTGTATTAAATTTTGGATAAGATATTTGTTGACTCAAATTGTTATTAATTTGTGTATTCAATTTCAACTGCCCTGAATTTTGAAAACTATTGTATACAATTGCTTTATTGAATCCAGATCCATAAATATCAGTGAAATCCCATTTATTGTAATACTTTCTAACATCTAACCAATACTCAATATCTGTCAACACAGAATTTGTATATCTAGTTGTAAGTGGAAACTCAACTGTAAACGGATATAGTTTTCCGTAGAACACTTGGTAACTTGAAAGGAATGGTAAATGTGTCCATAACCCTATCTCTGAAGATGTTGTAGAGTAATTAATACCTGTTTGAAAGTAATTATTATATGCTATATAGTAATTAGGTTTAAATGAATAATAAGATATCCAAGTCTTCAATAAAGGAGAGTAACCTACTGTCCAAGAACACTCTTTAAAATAAGTAGGGTTCCCTAAAGCTATTTCTTGTATTGCATAAGTTGTCTCTATTTTTTGACACACTCCACAAATATCACCTGGAGATACGTCTACAAATGTATCCGGACAAGTAACTTCCTGAACTGATTCGTAAAATATTGTCTCAGTTTCTGTAGAATAAATCACATTTAAATCTGCATCACTAGTAGCTGCTATTAGTTCTGCTTTAGAATTATCAAATATTGCTGAACCGAACATGTAATCACCTCCAAAATTCCAACCTTCTACTTTTATATCGTGACATCCAGCAGTTAGTTCAATAGGATAGATGTGTCCTCTTACAAAAGCAATTGTATCACCTGAATTGTTTGGAGTGTGTTGCGGTTGCATAGCTGTCCAATCAGATTCCAATGCAACAACACCATCAATAGAAAATCTGAATTTATTATCTGCAACTACAAATATGTAGTATGTCTTTGTTGTAGGTATACTAACTATACTTGTAGCCCCATACCATACATTTGAAGGCATTTGATTTACTCCATAAAAAATAAATGCTAAATTACCCGTTAGAGTAGTTACACCAAATGTTGTAGGGTTTGATGTTGCAAATCTAAAAATAAGCTTTGGACCAACTTGTGTCACACTATAACCTAATCCAGCTAATGTTATACCGTGTGTTGTTATAAAATCTGTAGCCGTTTGAGTAAGACTTGTGTTGAATGTTGCTAAGTATCCAACCCCATTCAGCTCTATATTACATGTACCTGATGTATTTGTTAATATAATGCTTGTCTCTTTCATAGAAACAGTTTTACCCAATCTATTTACATAGTTGCTATAAATTACACCATTTCCTGTCCAAAAGGGGTTTAATAGGTATTCGTATGTATAACCTGTTGGATACATTCCATCTACCAATGCAGAACCATCTGGATTATATGCATCATACAGTGCAGGATATCTCCAACCATAAGCTGTACTTTTAGAATTCACTACAGTTATAGGAGTCCCTTGAGGTACCTTAGATGTAGTAGTTATTTTTGTACACACTCCATCTACAAGAGTATATCCAGTAGGACAAGGTACATCTACATAAAAACCAACTTCCTCATCATATTCTAAAGTATCGTTTATAATTGAATAATCTTTTTTAGTCAGGAATAGTCTTTTTTGTCTTTCGTCCCACCCCATGGCAATACCTAATCCTTTGAAGTTGTTATCTATGTCTATATTTGGGAAACTGTTTAAAATTTTAAATGGTAAGTTCTCTTTAAACCATTTCTCTAAACCTGATGTAATCTCATCTAAAGACTTTCCACCTGGTGCTAAGTTGAAAACTTTACCTCTCTTAGCATCTACCCAAAAATGTCCGAAGTCACAACTAATTTTTGCATTATGTTGAGTTCCTGCATATCCTAAATCAGTCTTATTGAAGTCAACCGCTCTTCCTGCAAATATACCTCCTTGTCCAAGATTCTTAGTTTCAGGAGTAAGTCTGTCTCGGATTTGGTCAATTGATCCAAATATACTAACACCATTTGTAAATCTTGCTAAAATTTGCTCAGACTCTATACCATCCATCTCAATAAGTTTACCAAAACTTTTTGGAAATTGATATGTATTTAATGGTTTATATATTAACCAAGGATCAATTAAATCATTATCTGAAGAATCCGGTTCAGAGTATATAACACCATTTGGTTGGATACTTAAAGCATCATATTGTAATCTATTATACGTTGTTGGTAAAACTCTATGGGCTACCTCACTTGCTGTAGAAGAGTATACTGTATTGTAAAAATATGTGTTAGGTTCTTTAATACTTAAATTCTTCTCTTGTGTCCAATCTATTACATCATTCACATTAGGATAGAAGTTTTCATGGTATTCTCTTTTTGCGTATCTATAATTCATATTATATTCAGATTCAACTAAGAAATATGGTATACCGTATGAATATAAGAAAAACTTTGATGGAGGTTTAATATAGAAACCTGTATTTCCTGACAATTGATGTAGGTTATAAGTACTTCCATTAGAAGGCCATATAAATGAAGCTGTATAATTATCAGAGTCATTTATCATAAAATCTAGGAAAAATCTACCACTAGATACTGTATTTAGATGTGGATTTATATTAAAATTACTAGAGTATTCAAATGGAGTCAAAGGTGCTAATCCAAAAGCATCTGTTTTAAAGAATGGAAACTTTCTTTTAACAGCAAATCTACTAATAAAAATATCTCCTCCTAAAACTGTATTACATTCAGAATTATCATTTATGTCACCACAAAACCCTGTACTAAGCCAACTTATAGAGTTAATACTTCCATATTGAGATGGGTTGTATTGCTTCATTGTCACATAAGGTGAAGAAGCGTTAGTAGTATATTGAGCAGCTTTTCCTATGAGGGTATCTGTTAATCTTCTACTTGAATTATCTAAACTATAATTTGTATTATCATAGTTAACAATTGTTCCTGGATAATTTATTCTATAGCTATCTCCAAATGAGATTAGAACAGAATCTTCCCTTCCTACATTATTAATCTTATATATATTGCCATTGTACTCATTTGAGACATTCCAATATCCCTCTTTTAAATACTGAACAACTTCCGCAGATCTTAATAATGAATCACCCTGATTATTAGGCATAAATGTACTATAATGACCAACAACTGTCTGATAATACGCAAAATTATTAGGCTTACCCATATTAGTAAATGTCTGAAGCCATTGAAGTCTATATTGTCCTGTTTTTTTAATGGCCATAATTACATATGCTGCAATTGCTAGACCAGCGATAATAACCGCAGCAGGAGAAGATACCCCACCTGCAGCGGCAGTAACTGTCCAGCTTGAAGACTGTATCACAACCTCTAAAGCAGATTCAAGAATAGCTAAAGATGTGGCTAAAGATTTTGCCTGATCCCCTAATAAAATATATGTTGGGTGATCTAAAACTTCATCAAAATACATTCTACCCTTACCCACTAGATACCCATCAATAGCTATCTCTCTTGTTAAAGTTGGCTTATTAAAGTGTATATTTGGAGAGTGAAAAGTAAAAATACTATTACTAGTACTTCCAAATGGATGCCCCTGATATTGCCCATTAAGAAGATCGTTACCTAAGGCATTCAAAGGGTAATTACTGTACATCTCACCCTGGAAGGATGATCTATATACATCAAAACATATACCTTTTGCTATAACAGATTTCTCAACCCTTCTATCTCCTATAAAAATTTCATACCCTGTTATTGCAAGTCTCTCAGATAATGTTAATAAATCATTATTGACAGCTATGTCTAGAAAAGTTCTGATAACATCAGCTGTAAGATTGAAACCAATAGGGTATATAACACTGTCACCAAAATTCGAAGGTGTTTGGTTTTGTGTAGACATGAATGGAGATATCTTATTATCAGGATATTTGAAATGTCTTATAGGCTTATCCATAAAGTTCGCTTCAGTAGATAAGATATACTCAGTTCCAATAGATCCTAATACAAAGTAGTCCTCGAACTTAGTCACATAGTCTGCAGGTAACGCACTTAAATCTGTACTTTTTATAATTAAATTAGAAGAATCATATAATTCTGAATTACATGGGTACTTTTCAGTAGACTCCCAATAAGAGAATTCCCCCTTTTGGTATGGAACAGGATCGCAATCTCCTAGCTTAGGTATAGTGTATGTACACACAGAGCTATATGTTTGTTTTTTTCCAAATGTAAGATTTATAAAAGAGTTTATTTGCGAATACTCTACAGCCCTTTGGTACATATTAAAATTACCACAAGGTGGTGCTAGAGTATACTTTAATACACCTCTCATTTTTAATGCTGTATCTATTGCTATATATGCATAATCTGTTGTAAAATCTGTTTTATTCAACTCTAATCTAGTTACATTAGTGTCGAAATCTGAAACTAATAAAGAGTAAGATGTGATATCTGAAGTTGCTCCACAACTATCATAAACACTTATTCTAATAGTATTTCCTGTGTTAGAATCTGAACTGTCACATTTAACTCTTGATAAATCTACTAATATTTTATCCTCTCCATTAAATTCGGCCTTAAACCAAAGTACACTTTTATTTAAGAAGTTTCCAAACTCAGCACTGTAATAAGTTGATGCTATAGTTGTAATTAACGCTGCACTTGTAGTAGCTCCAAAATCTTGGAAATAGAATGGTATGTCTATTTGAGGACTTTGTAATGTCGATAGTGCAGTTGCTGCTCCACATGTTGTGTTTGGTAATGGATTTGATTTAACAAATACCAAACTCGACATAGGCATATAATCATTCTCAAATGTTGTATTTCTTTGAATGTTTCCACTTGAATCTGGCTTCCAATAGTTCCAAACACTTGGTGATTGTACTTCAGTGTACATATCATCTTCCCATTGGACAAGTGTAGAAGTCTCTTCATCAACGCTAATAGCAAACATATTCTCTTCAACTAAGGTAAGCTCTTCACTACAGTTTGTCCCAAATTCAGGTGTACAAGATCCTATATATGTCGAAGGATTATTTAAAATGTATTTTATGTCATCAAATTGTGGATCTGTTGACACTTTAATAGCTTCTATATTTGTATTGATGTAGCTAACTAAACTTAACTCTGAATTAATTGTTATATCTCCACTAGGTATTGAAGTGAGTGTAGAAGCTTCTCCTGCTACTGAAACAACACAAGATAATTCATTAACTCTAGTTATAGTTGTAGTCTCTCCTGATCCTGCAGGAATTGTACATAAATCCGGATCTACAGTTGCAGTATTGTTATACTGCCAATATTTGTCACGTTCTGTTCCATTACAATTAGAAGTATATGCATTTATAGATTGGTAATTCTTATCTCCAGTACTCATAAGCTCTATCTCAATAGGCTTTGGAGGTCTTGAAATTAAAGGGAAATTTGCTGTAGTATATCCTCCATTAAAAAAGAATCTTATAGAGTATGGATATACTTCATCTCTCATAGCTGATTTATAATTGGAAACATTTTCTCCTTCCATATACAAATCCTCTTTTGCTTGAAGTGTCCCCCATTTAGCTAAAGATCCCATTAAGTTGACTACAGGTTGAAGATTTACTTCTCTATGCTCTTTTAATCCATATTGAAATAGTGTACCATTACTATCTGACATACCTTTTGATGTAATATAAAAAGGTTTTTGGGAAATTAGGTCATCAAAAGATACTTGTTTTTTCCCATTCAACGATGTGATTATAACCTTTAGATTATCTATTGGATATGTATTATATTCATAATAGGAAACTGATGCATCTAATCCTGACTTACTTACAACTGCTATTTTATAATAGTCATAGTTACTATCTAAATTAGAGACAGATAAACTAATAGCCTTATCTGTTAAATAGTCTAAGTTAGTTTGGTCTAAAATATTGTTATTTCTATCAAATATCGCAATAGGATTAGTCATTGAATAATAGTTTGAGATATTATTCCCTAATTTATCACAATAAGCTAAAAGGACTTCTATCATACCTGCTCTAAGTTTTCCACCTGATCTGATAGATTCTACTTTTAAACAAGGTTTTTCAAATAGTTTAAATATCCTCATTTTGTCTACATTCAGACAAGTGTCTGTAACAACATTAGTACATTCGTCAATATCTGTAAAATAATACGAAATGTTATCTAATTGTATATATCTTGGAGGATTTAAATTATCTGTAAAATAAATTACCTTACCTGACTTCTCATCTTTTATATGAATATTATTTTCAAAAATTGGATAGTCTATGCTAAAGTTAAGGCTACCTGTAGACAGTCCTGTTAACGTACAAAAGTCTGAAATAATTGTCGTATATGTACATATAGCTACTGGTCTTATTTGTTTCTCTAAAGGATTCTCTAAGATTACAGATATATTACAATTACAAGAATTTTCAACTTGTTGTAAATCTGTATATGTATAAAAACTACTTATATAGCCAATCTCGGAATCTCCTGTTGTAGGATTTGTTAAAAAGAAATATGTCCTATCTCCATTAATATCATACTTATGGCCAATAACTTTATATCCAGATTTAAAACCTGTACATTTTATATTAGAAGATTCATTCTGAAGAACAACAGGTCCATTTCCATGTTCATCTTGAAAATTAACATTTAATGCAAATGAGTATTCAGTCTCTTTTAATTCTGCTTCATGAGAATCTCGGTTCATCCCCTCTTTAGGAGATGATAGTTTTTTGTTACTTGCTGCCATTAGAAATTTGTTTCGTATTGTCTAGATTCTAATTGATTTAATCTTTTTATGTCTTGGAAAACAGAAGGTTTTAATCTTGTCATCTTTAACTCTGTTGATGCATTCTTTAAAGATATTGTCTCTTCTTGCTTATAGATTTGGTATAAGTTTTGTATACCTAAAGAATCATTATTCCCCATTAGTCTTTCTGTTAATCTTCTTTTTAAGAAATACTCTAGGTATGTCTCTAAATGTCCATTAGGTGTTTCAGGTATCTCTATGTTACCATCTTCGTCAGAAGGTAAACCATAGTAAATCATGTAGATATATCCACTGTTGAAATTTGCTTGTAATCTGAAATTATTTATAACAATCTCGTTTGGATTATCTGTTATTATTTTATTTCTACATGATGCGTGGCAATTACTTTTTTCAAATGATCTACCTAAAGTAAGTAACCTTGGACTTTGATAAGTGAATGTAACTGCATTTCCATTATAATAAAGATTCTCCTTAATAACATTTTCAGAAATAGTTTCACAACCTGCACTACACTCTGACCACTCTTTATTCTTAATAGTTCTTTCTTTATATATCACTGAGTTGATAAGTGAATCTTGCTCTACACCATCGTGATTAATCATCTCACCAGGCTCACATAGATATGCAGCATACAAACTAAAAAAAGAATCAGGAAGTTTAGCAAAACCATTCTCCACTGTAACAATTGTCTCTTGTCTATAAGTTATATCATTTCCAAATCTCTTCAGTCCTAATGTTATATCTCTATATAAAGATGTATCATCAATAAGTCCTGCATCTGCATACTTACTGAAGTCACTTTTTATTTGAGCAATTAAAGCTTCTACGTTACTAAACATCTATATTAATTTTAATTTTTGTACTGTGTATATGTAGTTTTTGTATTTCTTTCCTGCGTAAACATTTTCCTTTACACTTTGAGCTATCGAATGCACGTAGCTGTTATCCATGCTCCAACAATATGGTGGAAGATGTCGCTCCTTTACAGGATAAAACATTGGTTCAATATACCTTGCATCCTTCTTTTGATTGTAATACATTTCAGAAGTCCCATCAGGATATACATAACTAGCAATCCTTTTCTTTGGAGATCTAAATACAAAAAAATATCCAAGATTCTTAATAGCTACACCACCCCTATTGTTAACAACGTCAAATGCAATTGTTTTAAATATTTCTATAACTACTTTGATGTAAAGGTTTCTATTTGTTATTCTATGAATCTTAGGTATCTTCTGCTTAAACTTATTATAATGAGGCCACATTCCAATAGCTGAAATGTGTTTCATTTTTAAATATTGTATATTAGCAAAACCCCAAGCCATTATTGAACTGTTTTACTTTTTTGATTTATGTCTAAATTAGGATTTGAATCTTCAACAGAAGTTCTATATATTGAACCAAGTTCTGTTAAGGTATCTCCAACCACTCTATCTAAAAATCTATCAGGGCATACAAATTCATAATCCCAAACAGACTTACAATTAGAAGTATTAGATCCGTTGCAACTAGATACGTCTTCAGTAGCCTTCTTATCTAAGGTGATCATCCTTAACTCTAACAATTGAGTAGTTGAATTAGGTAATACAATATACCCATCTGAAATTGTATAATATCTTGTTGTATCTCTTGTATACTTTCTCTTCTTTAACTCTGCAAATCTTTGTGGAGAAATATAATCATATTCTTCCTCTCCTTCAATATTCATAACGGATATAATTCCAGATCCATTCTTTCCAAAAATACCATCCGGTATCTTCTTTACAGACCTCATTATATTTCTACAAATATTAAACTCAAAAATGCAACAAGTTTTATAGTCCACAGACTCTAACTCAAAACAAGATATTGTAGAAATTATACCATCTTCTCTGTATAGAGTCATTTCATCAAGCTTTTGGCTCATATAAAATTTTGCCTTTGTCTTACCTATATTTAAAACAAATCTGTCGCTTATATGTCCATCTTTTGTCAAGGCTTTAAGGTTATTACTTACCCTTGAAACAAATTCACTGTTAGTTATCATTTGAATAAAATCTTATATATGTATCTCTCACGCTTTTTAAAACTGCACACTGTTCAAACATTTGAACTTCTATCAACTCTGAAATTACTCTGTTTATTGTTTCAACTAATTCAGTTGGTTCAAATATGATTTCATTTTCTACATTTTTTGACAGTACTTTCATAATCAACATATTTGGATATTCTTTTAAATAATTATATCTTTTACTAAGTTGTAAGTAATACTCAATGTCTTGATCGTCCAATGTATACAAATGGACTTTAAATCTATCCTCCTCAAGTTCACAAGATCTGCTTATGTTAATCATTTCAGTTTTTACCAAAATTACTTATTCTTTTTTAGTAGGTCAAATTTATAACTTTTTTGACAATAAAAAACCCCTCACTAGGAGGGGATTAGAATGTAAGAAAAACCACTAAAACTTACAGACTAAGATATTTTAGTAATCTTACATACAGCATTTCTTGGATATGTTGTAACCTTACTAGGAGTTGCAGATGCTTCTATTTTTATAGTGAATCCAGCAATAAGGTTAATTCTTGATGCAAACAGTTTAAAAGGTATTGATACATTTGTCATTCCATTTGTAGAAATCTCTCTATTCACTGCAGCATTGTATGGAGAATTATTTACAAGTAACCTTAAATTTAATTTTCCTGTACTCGTACTAAACATCTCTCCTACATATTCTATCTCATATTCACCATCTCCACCCAAAGGGACTGTATAAGTTGTTCCAGCCATAGTGTTATACACAGGAAAATTACCAGGGGTATTTGCACCTAATGCTTGTTCTGAATAGTATACTGTTTTTGATGTTATATTAGGTACAAGATTTCCTTCTAAATATTCCTCTATATTTAAGAAAACTGACTCTACTGAATCTCCTGTAACACTACCTATTAAAGGTAAATCTACTCCGGTGTAAACACATGGTTTATTAGTGGGAGTCGTTTGGGAGCATGGACACTCTATTGGAATATTTGTACACATTATAAAATATTTTAAACTTTTTTATTATTCTTGTAAGTACTATATACTAAAAATTAATTATAAACTCTGATTTCTAAACTCGCATTATCTAAAGTGCTATCCCTTCCTATTGTTGAAGGATCATAGGTTCTTATAGCAACAACATCACCACTATTTCTTTTTGTATAACCAATTACTTGAGGATCTGTCAAACTTAATGTTAATTGAGAAAATGTTTTTGAAGCAGTAAAAGCACCTGTTAATGTTCCGCTATAAGTACCAGCTGAAGTTCTTGTCCAAACTATTGCACCAATTGTATTCTCTAAAACAGTCGCAGTAGGTGCAGCCGTTCCACTCTGAGAAATTAAAGCTGAATACACTTTGTAAGGTCTAAAATCTACAGAAGGACCTGTAGCTCCTGTTGCCCCATTAGGAGTAAAGTCTACAACCAAAATATCACCTGATAAAAAACTACCTTCATTTTGAATTACAGTTACATCTATGTGAGCTACTAAACCTACAGTAGAATAACCTGTAATTTTACCCATCCAAAAGTTAGTTTCGTCAGAGTTAGCATTATAAATTTTTAGTAATCCATAGTAATTAGTGCCACCAATGTTGTTTGAGAAAGCAGCTAAAAAATCTACCATATCAATGTTGACATTATTATTAAAGTTAATATAAACTTTAGTAGCAAAACCTGGAACACTATTATCAAAATTGAGGTTTGTTGGTAACGGAGTAGCACTCGTTCCTGCCTGAAATATCCATTTACTAGACCATCCACCTGGAACACCGTCTATACCATTTGTTCCATTTGTTCCATTTACACCTGGGGCACCTGCAGGACCTATTAAAGATATTCCAGATCCCCAAACACCAGAAACTTTTGGTCCATATAAAATATGAGTTACATTATCAATGTAGTAATCCCCATTAGAACCATTGTATATTTCAGGAGCCACATTTCCACTAAGAATAGTGTTTCCATTTAATCCATTAGCTCCAGTTGCTCCTGTACAAACGTACTGAGTTGTCATTATTAAATTCGTATCTCCATTAACAAGATCAATCCTCACTCCACCATAAGCACAGTTTGGACCTGGAGCTTCTTGTTGTAGATTGAAATAGTTAGCAGAGCTTACTTCACAATACTTAGCGTTTATTTTAGTAAGTACATCTGATAAAAGATTTCCACTAATAACATCTATACAAGATAAACTCTCTCCAGAATATCTCACACATCCAGCATCTACTTCAAAGGCACATCCACATGTTGACTCTGCACATGCTGTTGTTGTATTTGTACAATTACACATATTAGTTTTTTAAATATTATTTATTATAATTTTATTCTAAGAAATCCGTTTGTATCTTTATAAGGCTTGCCTGTCAAAAGTCCTGCAGTAGCTGCAGCCGTTTCATCAGCATACACCGGAAGAGTTGTCAAATCAATAGTCTTTGAAAACTGTTGATTGATAACTTGCATCTTTAACATTATTTTACTAATAACAGATGTAAGAGTTTCTCCAATAGCTATTCCAAAAAAAGTGTATGCGTTTTTAGTCACAACACATTCAGTACTGATTAATGAACTGCATTCAACAGATGTATCGTCAACTGCAGGTTTTGTTATTTCTTTACAGTTTGTTGATTTTGTAATTCCCATTATATTAAGGTTGAAGATTATCTAACATTATTTGTAATAACTCTTGTAAGTTAGCCGGCTGATTTCCACAAGCATCTACTAATACACCGTAGTCTAAATTTAAACAAGCGATGTTATCAGAGAATATTTTTGGACAGTCTGTACAATCAGGTGATCCAGAACAGTCATCACATTTCATTCCAATGAATGCCATAACCTCTTCTAACTTCTGCTCTAAGCCTATAATAGCTGCACTAACTGTTAAAGGATTAGCACCATTATTGAAATCTATACATTGACTAGTTAAAGCTGTTAAATCAGTATTTGCTTTTAACTCATCAAGTCCATCATTAATATCTTCTATAACATCTTGAACTGAAAGACAGTTATCAGGATCTAATCCTGTATCATCTCTTAAAATCCCTTCATAGTCTACACAAATAGATGACGATCTCTTACCACATCTATTTGATATTTTATCTCTACAACTCATCTAATTTCAATATTGCGTTTTTAATAACTTGTTCTCTTATAAGTTTAATCTCTTCTTGATCTAAATAACAAATATTATTGCAAACAAATCTTTCCAATCTTAACATCTCTCTCATCCTATCTAAACTAATCCCACATCCATAGTCAAATTTGATTTTCATCATTTGCTCCATAGATGTAGACTTGATGTACTTTGAAAGTACCTCATTTGTTGGTCTATTATTTGAATTGGTTACGTTTTGACTGCTCACTATCTAGGTAGTTTGTTATTAACATTATCTGTTCTTGTGTCGGGCATACGTCTTTAATATTGCTTATCAAAGAGTCTATCTCGTCAATTAATTCTTTATACTCAATCTTCTTTTCAGGAATCTTCACTGTATTGTAAAGAGTCACCGTTCTATTTCTAAGTAACCTTAGTGTATTAGAATTACCTCCACAAAGACCTCCTGTATTATTGCAAGAACACATACTAATGACACGTTTTACAATTTTTCAACTTGTCTACTTTTTTTAAGACCTGTTGGAATATCATTGATGCTTCACTTTCTAGATTCTCTCTTACATGAGCTTCAGCTCCTCGTAATAAATATTCAATCTCTGTTAACTTATCTAAGATTAACTTTCTACTAGGATTTGTAAAACTGTCGATGTATATTCTGTCTAATTCAGACTGTACTTGATCCGTTTTTAAAAACCTAACTTCCTTATTAAAAGTACTAGGTGATCCTATAACTTTAATAATATAAATACCATCCGGAAGTGTCAATAGCTCTGAAGAGCTGCAATCAACACAACCAAGACTAAAAGAATTAGAGTTAAAAATATTTAACTTATTCTTATCAAAAAACTTTGTGAAAGGTTCAGAATATCCTGGAAGTGTAATTTCAATAATAGAAGGTCTATTCTCCAATAACTCCCAAAAAGAGAAATCAAATATCTTTAAATAATATAAATCACTTTTTATATCAAAATCTATATTTACGGCTTGACTCATTATACAAATTTAGTTGTTAAGTTTTGGTTAAACAAAAGTATTGAAAATTTTGATATTTAGTTAGAATTCATTTAGTAAACAATAACTTACTGATCGTTGGTCTTTTAATTGAGCTACCCACTTTAAATGTTCTTGCTTATCATTTAACACTTGACATCCCATACTCCATTCTCCAATAAAAACTTTTTTTGATGTAGTTTTTGGATCATAGCTATTAGAGTGGAAATTTATTCCGTACAATCCATCTGTAGGGTTTCCGATTTCCTCAGATTTTCCATCTTTATCTCCATCTCTATAAACAGAAATAGGACCAACTTGAACTAATGCCGGCATTTTCCCATTGTGCAAACCATACCTCCAAACACCATAGTACCACTTATCAGCTTTCACTACAGCAGAACCTAATTTGTTATACTTAATGAATCCTCCTTTTAAGCCTGGAGTACCAGGATTAGTTGTTCCTGTTGTAACACTTAAGAATTTTTGATCCTTATCAAATAAATAAAACTTATCATCATAGACATTTTCAGCATCTTCTTTACTTCTTATTCCTATAATAAAGTCTTCTTTTGGAAAACCCTTAAATCCTTGAACAGCTTTTGCTCTTTCTAAAATTTCTTTGTCTGTGTAATTTCTTACGTTGTTCATACTAATAGTTTTTTTATAAATGTTATTAATTTTCCTATATGACTAACTAATATTCCAAGTATTAATCCTATTAAAAAATAGTTAATTTTTCTATTTGATTTTTTAGTAGTCCTTGAGTCTGCTCTCAACTCAACTCTTTTTGTTTTATTTTTTTGTTTTATTTCAGCAACTTTTACTTTAGTACCTTCCTTAACAATTTTTGTAATTGTTTTGTATTTCAATCTTATCTCTTGTCTTGTTTGAGGTGGAGTTATATATGTATTATCAACCGGAAACTCAATCTTTATTGACTTTAAATACCAATACAAATTTGTCTTCGGCCCTTCATGTTTGACACTAATATATACAAAATTATTCTCAACCATAGTATCACCATAAAAATATACATTACCTGTATCAGAAATAGTTTTAACTATTGTATCTCTATGTGTACTTACAATTGTTGGATCTAATTTTATAGCCCTTTTTAAATGTCTATTTGCTCTCTCCGTTGTTGAACAAGATATTGTTGATAGTAAAATTAAACAGATTGCTATTATTTGGTTTTTCACTTTTATCAGTTTATTTCATTGTTATTCTATTTCCAATTGCATCAGAAATCTTAGTGCTAACTGCTGTGCCCATAAATACTAAAAATACTTCAAAGTTAAATCCTTTTAAAATAAAATGTATTGTAGCAGCAATAGTTGCAAATAGATAAGATGTGAACATTGTCAATGAAGTTCTACTCCATCTCATTCTTCCATCTTCAGCTTTTTTCTTTAATGTGTCGTTAACTATATCTCTTACTATACTCATATCTATTTCAAGGTATTCAAGTAAAATGCTCTCATTAAATCTTTATTAATCTTTGTAGAAGTTTCACCATCTTTTAACATGTTTTCCATGTTCTTATCTGAAGCATCATCTATCTTACCACTTGACATAGATATTATAGATTTACATCTAATATATGTCCCTAACCTTCTTCCTAAAAGGTTTGGTAATAATGCATATAAATTTGTTAACGTATAATCTGTTAATTGAGATCCTTCTGCAAGTAATATATCCACAGTTGGTTCAGCCCAAGAAATCATCCCACCGTCTAATGTCTTATTACTTATTACAGACTTCTTTTCCCCTGTTGAGAAAGAAATTATATTAATCTTCTCATAACCTTCTTTTAAGCATTCAAGTAAGGCCATCATAGATGCATTGTTTACATACATCCCTCCATCAATATACTTATCTCCTCTTATCTCAATAGGCTTGAAAAAAGACTGTGCAGAAGCACTACTTCTTATAACCTCAAATAATGTGTAATTATCCTCATCGTTCTGCTTTGCCTTTGATGACTTAAATAACTTACCTTCCTTTTTAGATATATTATAAGCTGGTATTAATATTTCAGTTTTGCAATCCTTTAAAGTAAGATTTTTAGTATAATCTAATATAACCTTATTAAAATATTTATCGTCATATTTTGGCCTTAGGTATCCAAATCTAAGTATATTTTTGTCAAATATATTCTCCCCATGTATAGTGTACAAATCTAGAATATCCTCTGTAGAATATCCTACAGAAAGTAGCACTGCTATTATGGCTCCCGTTGAAGTTCCTGTTATTAAGTCGAAATGATCTTTAATAGGTTTTTTTATAATCTTCTCAAATTCGACAAGTTGTACTAAAGCTGTAAGACCTCTAATACCCCCTCCATCTATTTCTAATACATTAGCTATTTTCATCTGGTGTCATTTTTTTTATTAAAGCTTGTAGCCCAAATTTATTTTTTAATAGCTTTACTAGAGGTTGTGGTAATATCCCTATCTCCCCACAGTTTTCCAAAAGTGAAGTTAAATACACACCATAAAAACCTGCCATCGTAATTGAAGGTAAGAAGAAGAATAAAGTACTTCCTTTTGAAATCCACCAACTAATTGATAATATAAAAGATGTTGCTACAAAATATATTGGCATTCTCCAAAATCTATAAGAATTAAATACTCCGACTTTCATAGACTTAAAAACTCCTGTTATCCAATCTGCACCCATCAACGCCCATAAAGTATACACTGCACTTGATGTGTCCCACATATATCCTGTTATAAAAGATGTTAGAGCTCCTACAAAAGCAATTAAAGAATTAGTAGACCAGTGTTTAAACCTAAACAAAGATGCTAAGAAATCAGACATCGATTCAAACCCTAAAAAAGATCTATTATTAGAACTCGGTCCATTTCCTGCATAACTTGTTAAACTATACAATTGAGACTTTATGGAGATTATTAAATTTTTCAAAATAAGATTTCTGTAATTAATAAAACACGAAATTAATAATCTAACTTTAATTATCAAAAATGATAGACTTTTTTAGGACTAAAAATCTACAGAAAATAGTTTACTGCTATCTCAGGATAATAAGTTTGCAAAAATTCAAACATTCCCGATTTATGTAGTATAATTTCATTTGCCAAAGTTTCCTCAATAGTGCTAATAATACTACACTCATCACCAAATAAAATTAAATCTTTTAAAGCGATATTAGTAGGTGCTAACTCATAATATAGAGTCCCATCACCATTATCTGTAAATCTTCTTGTTTCAATTAAAAATTGTTCCATATTAAAATTCATATGCTACTAAATGAGACCATTGGTTTATTGTTGCTAATGCTGTTACACCATTTGTTCTAAGACACTGTACCCCTAATAAAGTGTCAATACCTGGTAGATCTGTTGTCAGCGTTCCTTGTGCTGTAGCACCTGTAGTACGATTAGTTATTCTATACTTTACTGTGGATGTGCCTGGTTCGTTATACATATCAAATATGTAAAATGCTGTTAAAGCAGCTCCTGCTGTTCTATTAGCAGGGAAGTTAACTCCTAGATCAATTTTAGAAGCTGTACCTACACCATCATTATAAAACACTTGTAAATTAGTATCTGCTGCATCTGAACCAACTCCTATAAAGTTAATTAATGATGAATTGTCTACAGTATTTGACAGAGTACCTAATGTTGTAATAGGTAAGAAACCGTGAAACTGTTTAGCTCCTGCAACATATGCTGCATCTTGAATACACCAACCTACAGAGAAAAAGAAACCTTGACCTACTGAATGTCTTAATGAAGCCGTTCTAATACCTGCTTTTGCCCCTACCGTAGATGTAGTAGGAACTTGTAGTCTTATTGTTCTATTTATAGTAGATCCTGTTGATATTGATATAGCTGCAGCAGTTCCAGAAACAGTAGCGGCAGAAACGTTACCCATAACAGTCATAGTAGCAGAACCATTATTTGCATGGTATCCTGAAGGATAATTACTAGGTGGCAATGCTGGAATAAATAATGGGGCAGCACTATTAAAATTAACCCAGTCTGTAGAACTCAGATAGCCATTTTGAGTAGCACTCGCAACTTGTTGAGATATATTTACTCCACTGCCTATTACTGATCCTGTACCCCCTGTTACAGATATACCATCTGTTCCTACATCTGTAAAGTCACCTATAGTAAGAGCATCTTGTTTACCGTTCCAAGTACTTTTTTCAGTATCTGTAACAAAACGATAAGATGCTGATTGTGTAATATTTGCTGGATCAGATGTGTCTAAATTAGCAACGTTTGATAAACCTACATCACTTTTAGTCAATTGTTTATTCTTCCATAAAGAAGTAGCAAAATCATAATAGATAATGTCATTGTTTGCTAATGTTCCAGTGTCAATTTTAACGTTGTGTATTTCATTTAACTCAAAACCATTCTGTACCTTAACAAATATTTCCCCATTAGTTGCACTTTTTCTAGTTATAATACCTATAAATACCAAATGATCTGGAGCTACAGGTTTATTAATTAAACCAAAAATTAAATCTCCATTAACCCCCAACCATACAGGATCACCTTCATTACCACTATTAGTATTTAAACCAGCAAGCAATCCTTCTGTAACTACAATACCTTGGTCATTTAATATACCAGTTGCTGTAACTAATCCCATTGTTTTAGAGGAAGTTGCTTCAGAAGTATTACTTGCTTTTGAAACAATCATGTTAGTCCCATTAGCACTTGTTACATAAACTGCTTGGCCTTTTGTAATAGCTTCACCATATTTAACAATATGAGAAACAGTAGATGCAGATGTTGGTAATGTAGCTAAAGTTCCATCACCTCTGATATATTCAGCTGTTGTACCAGCACCAACCACTGCAATATCCCCACTAGATGTAATTGGACTATTTGAAACAGTGAATGCACTTGGCATTGTTAAGCCTACAGAAGTTACTCCACCTGTTGGCAATGCACTTATATTACCATTTAGTTTTCCTATTGCACCAAGAATACTATCTGATGCAGATAAAGTTCCTGCTGCTGAAACATATCCTGTTAGAGGAGCGGAAATTGCTCTTGCATCTGTAAAATAAAGATTTGTCCCTTCAGTTAAATTTGTCGTACTTACAGATCTAGTAAGTTGTCCAGTGGTAGTTGCTCCGATAACACCAGACGCTGCCCCTGTTAAATTATTAACAGTAACTTCTCCTGATGATGCTATACCTATTCTTGTAAGATTATTAGTACGTATATTTAAACTAAACGCATCTGTCAGTCCTATAATTGTATCTGCTCCATATGCATTACCACCTTTTTTAAACCAGTCAGCTGGAGAAATACTATTTAAAGTAGTTATATTACTTATCGCATGAGTGTTCATATTAAGTGTAGCAGCCATAGGTTTGCTACCATCTAACATTAAAAACTGAGTGTGCCCTGCATCTCCTGTTGTTAAATTAGATAAAGATAAGTGATCTGAACTTGCAGAAGTTCCACCAGATCTAAAACCAACTACAGGTCTTTGGTCAATTATTTCTGTTATATTAGTTGCACCAAATGTGACAATAATACCTGCAATTAATGTAACTGCATCTTTAATAAATGTTGGAGGTATAGGTATTACACCTGTTTCTGCAGCACTCAAAGATGCGAAAGTTGTTTGTCCATAAACAACATAGTATTTTTCATGACCAGTTCCTCCTACAACATATACAGAATGTTTTGCATATTGACCTGCTGTTAAAGCTGTAAGTGTACCTGCATTATCCCATGATAAAGGTATTGTTTGAGTTGCGGTTTGTATTACACCATTTAATGTTGGTACAAATGTTATATTAGTTCCTCCTACCGGACTAAATACATTTGATGCATAATAATAAATACCACTATTGACATTTAAATGAAAAGGTGTTACATTTTCTGTCACCTGAGAACCTGATGCATATATAGGCCCCATCGCACTTCTAAACAGATTATCAAATCTATTTGATGTATGCTCAGCATGTGCAGGGACTTCATCTAACAGTTCAATACCTGTTCCATTTGTAACAACTCTACCTAATAATATATTATTGATTGTATCAGGTTGAGATCCATTACTTGTTAATGCACCTGTAGTGTCAAAGTAAATATATCTATCTTGGTTTGCTGAAAGTGTTATTGATGTACTACTCCAATCTTTTCTTAATACAACATCTGTAACAGGTAGTTCATAATAACCATATCCTGAACTAATATTAACAGTAAAGCCACCACCATTAGTAAGATCACCACCTTCCATAAGGCCCATAGTCCCACCTTCTAATAGTAATGTTGATATATCAGAATGTTCACCTGTTGGATAAGTTACAGCTAGTTTTCCGGTTATCTCAAACTGTGCATCATTACTATCTAAGTATGCCCATGCAAAGTTAGGAGAAACATTATTAACTTTGGTGTGATCAGCTGATCCATTAAATGTACCTGAAGCTGTTGGATGTTCAATGAATAAATCCCATGTTGTAGAATTATCTACATCCAATGATGTTATTATGGCATTTGATGCAACACCAGAATTTTCCATATACAACCCCATGTCAAAATAGTCAACATATGTTGCAAGAAGAGTTAGCAAAGCACCATTCACAAGATGAAAAGCTTTCCCTGTTCCGTCTGATGTATGTCCTGAGCCTACTACTTTAACTTCCGAATTTGTACCTGATACAAATGTACCTGCAAGTATACCTGATGTAGGTATATTATAATAATTTTCTAAGTTAGCAAAAGCATAAAATCCATTTGTCGAAATGACTTTTACACCATAATCATATACACCATTAAAGTCTATATACTCACCATAGAAATATGTATCTTGAGTAATAGATTGAACAAATATACCTACACTACAGTCTTCAAAAGATATTTTATGTGCTTGAGAGAAATCTCCTGTATCATCTATTGATAGACCTGCATACCCTGCTCCAGCATTTTGTAAGGTAAGAAAAGATACTTCATTATTTGCACCAAGTAATATAATATCATGATTATTTGCATCCGGTTGTATTTGTGTTGTTTTAATACTTGATCCAATAATACTTACATATGGATGAGATGCAAGATCAATTACAGGCTCTGTAAAAACACCTGGCCCTACTTGTACAATATATCTATTTGTTATACTTGAACCTGTTATAAAATTTACAGCTGCAGCAATAGATGTAAAATTACCACCCTTCTTAGCAACTGTAATTATTCTTGGATCTTTATTTACTTCATATATAGGGGCTGCAATAGGAACTTCTGTTTTTAAGAATGTATCAGTTCCTTCGAATTTACCTGTAGTACTAGGGTGCTCTACAATAATATCTTTTGTATTATTCTCAAAATTAAGAGCCGTTCCATATATACTAGGAGCAGATCCTACATTAGGAGCATAAATACCTGTAGACCACCTTTGAAAATTAACTGCTGTTAATCTTAATGATGCACCATTCTCAACCCAAAATCCTGTACCACCTGCAGCTCCTGTCGCTTTAGTTAATAAGCATCCATTAACAATAAATGCACAACCAGGTTGATCTGCTTTAGCAAATATTAAACCTGTCGTTGTAGTTATACCTCCATTAGTAGATGTAACATTTCTTAATTGCATTCTACCAATACCAGATCCATCATTTGTTACATGGAATCCTAATGTAAATGGATAACCACCATATTTAACATTAGAACATTGTAGTATACAATTTCCCCCACTAGTACCTATCGTTTTAGCATGAGTGTAATTGGCCCCAAATCTTACATTTTCAGCATATGCTATTGCATTAGTTTGTGGGACAGTTGGAGAAGAGTATACAACAGCAGAAACACCTGTGCCAGTAGAACCCTGAACTTGCAAATCAATTATCATAGATTGATCAGCCATTATGAATACACTATTACTGCTATTATTAGCTTCTACGATAGTATTCATACTACTGTCTCCTTTAACAGTAACCCAAGATTTCATAGTGATAACAGGTTCTAAATATAAACCTGCATTAACTCTAACTACAAAAGGATTACTAGATGAAGCTGTAGTAATACTAGCAACAGCTGCAGCTATAGACGTAAAATCTGCGACACCTGACACTGTATCTACAGTAACAATATTAGTACTCTTTTTTAAGAGAGTTGCCCAACGATCATAGTTGTTTAAAGTTTCAGATGTAATGTATTTTTCATTATCTGTCCCTGTATTTACTTCTAGTTGTGTAGCTTTACTAGCTGACTCACTATATATCCATTTAGTTAAATCTGAATAGTATGCACCAGCTGGATAATATGTTCCACCTATACTACCATACCAAAATTTATTACCTTGTGCATTATCTACAATAAATACATCATACAGTCCTACTGTTGTAGGATCTGGTAATGCAGAGTAGTTTGCTACATGAGTTATAACAACTGTAGTAGGCCCTGGACCTCCTCCGGTGTTTGCTTCGTAGTAATCAAGTGTTCCTGTAAAAGGATTAAATTTCCAAGACATATTTAGTTTTTTATAAAATGAATTAAATCATTTATGTTTAGTTATAATTTATTTTTTTAAATTTCCCATTTAATGCTTCGAAAGTTGTCTGCATATCTTTTGGTAATAAATCTATTCCCATTGCAAACATTTCATAACAAGCTAAAATCTTTTCAAAGTTAGATCTATGATGCGTGCATGCAAATATACTATCTATTCTATGTTGGAAACTAACAACTACATCATAACGGAATTTTTCAAACAACTCTATAATATAAGATGCATCTTCAGGACTTATTCCACGATTTAACCAATGATTTTTAGTTGCATTAATATAATCTACGTGCATGGCATTCATTTCTCTCAATACTAATAATTTTAACTCATCAAAAGATATTTTTTCAAAATCTTTATCTAAAAACTTTGTAAAATAAATAGTACATATATCACATTTGAAATTGGTGAAATCTATACACATCCTTGTCTTAACTGCATCATAATCTCCATGAGTGTAAAATTTCATGAAGAATACTTCTTTTTTGACTCTTTCTATAGTAGAAAATATATTGTGACATTTTAAATCCTTAATGTCTTCTTTAGATTCTCTTTTAAAGATTAATTTAGATATATCTTTATGAAAATAGTAAACTAAAATTCCAAAAATAATAACTGTAAAAAGTAAGTAAGGTGGTAAATTGATGTGTCCAAGAAAGTCAAACATTTTAATTATTAAAATAAAGTTGTTGTAATAGGTTTTTTATTTTTTATAATGTATATATTTTATACCGGCACTTTAGCATCAATTAATTCTTGTACCTTTACTTCAATAGCTAACCTCATGTTGTGTAGAGTTGTCATTAAGTCAGGATGTTCAACTTTAATACTAGCTAAAGTAATAGGAGCATGATCATCACCTGGGTTCTGGCACAATATACGTGATTCGCACATATGCTGATCTTCTGTCAACTGTACTACTACTTTCTCAAAAGTAATACCGTATGTAGCTTCAAATTCTTCCTTAATAGGTAAGATGATATCTAATACGTCTACTTGATAATGCTCTTCGTTGAACATTGAAAACACTTCATTCTTAACGAAGTCTACTGTTATGTTTTGTAATTCCATAATTCTTAATTTACTTATCTTACATTTGTATCTACTATTCTATTTGCTCCTGTCCCTACTTGCCAAGTTATTGTTCCTGTATCTGCTGTATTTGAAACAACATTACCGTATATTTTACCAGTCATTGATCCTGTTGCTTTAATTGCAGCACTATCTGAAGAACCACAATAAAAAGAAGCTGATGAATGAAGTATCAATGTACCACCTGTCCAATCTATGCAAGGGTAAGTTCCACTTGTATTAGCTGTGTTTAAGTTCTTGATAGGTCCTAGTATTCTAAGCGTTCCTGCTGTTAATGATATTGTACCATTATAACCAGCTCCACCATTATTTGCACCAGTATAGTAACTGTATAAACTAACATCTGCTGTTCCTGATACAGTAAGTTTATTATATATATGCCCAAAATCTTGGATTATAGCAACACCTCCTGAAATAGTAGCACCTGAAAAATCACCTCTACCTGAGTATCTAATAACTCCATTAAATCTACCACCTGATTGCACTAGTGCTCCTGTAACTTCTCCGTGAAATTCACCAGCTCTTAAATCTAAATAAATACAAGTACCTGTAAATTTAAGTACATCAGCGTACATTGTAACTTTAGACCATATAATACTAGAATTTACAATAGCACCTGATGCAAGTTCTAGTGTCATTATTTTAGTACCTGTAGCTGATATTTCCATCATACCACTAGGAGCATTGATGTTGAAATAAGACAAGTTAGCATAACTATCTCCATCTAAAAAGAATGAAGATCCACTTCCTCCTGGAATGTAAGAAACACCGTTAAAAGATATTCTTGAATTATAACTTGTATAATCCGCAAGAATTGCTGTAGATGTAGATGATTTAACATTAATAGTATTTATTCTTCCTATTGTTTCTGGAGCTCCTATATAAATAGCATATGTAGAAGTAGATTGACAATTTCGAAAATCTATATCCATCAACAATCCTGCCCCACTAGTATAGAAAGCTGAACCGTTTGTGGATATTACATTATTAATTTTAACACTGTTAGTATTTAAAGCAGTATATGTTCCTGCTGTACAGTTTGTTCTTATTGTGTGAGTTGTGCTAGAAGAAGCATATATTGCTTCAAAAGTAGTGTCTACATTCATTCTTGATCCTTCAATAATATAGACATTAGTTGCAACGTTAGAAGTAGAAAATTTACCATATCCGTATACATTTGTACTAGAAGTAAATGCATTATTTCTAAACATTGGTCCTGTTGTAGATTTACTTAAAATAGCACCTGGATGAAAATACCAATTGATACCATCTTTTAATAAACCATTAGCTGCTGTAGTTGTTGTAGTGTAAGTTCCTGGATAAACAACAATCATATCTCCAGGCGTAGAAGCAGCAAAAGCTAAATCTACAGTAGCGTAATAAACTGGTAAACCATTATCATGAGGTACAACAGCTATAAGACCTCCTGCTGTACCAAAAGCATCAACAATAGCACCTGAAGAATCTTTCTTTCTAACAAGATAGTTCATATCTATTTGCTCAAAGTAACAGTTATTAGGTAAACCTGCGTGATCTGCAGAACTTCCTACTTGTCTAGTAACAGGAAAAGGACCACCTGTTTTATTTATAATTTCTATAGCCATAATTCTTGTTTTATTCTACGTCAGCATCTTCTATAATAGTACCACCTGTAATGTTTGTCAACGCATAACTATTCTCTCTTATAATACTACCTGTTAGATTTATTAATGAATTATTAGTAAATGGAGTACCTGCGATATCTGACTCTATATAAAAGTAAAGATCTGTACCTGGGGTGTCTTGGGAAGCAGTGAGATCTAACGTTCCTGAAGCATTTATTAATGCCGCCATTCTTTGTGCAAGTAATTGACGAGTGTTATATGTTGCTACATCACTTTCAGTAAAAGTTTCACCTAAACCTGTACCATCGTTTAGGTCAACTGATGTTGAAACAACACTATCAACAATATATTTTCTTTTAGCTTTTTTAGCAGAAGTTAAACCTGTAATTCTATTAGTATTTAAACCACCTGTAAGTACTTTAATATCTCTGTTTGCACCACCAACAATAATAGGTGGAACTTCTACGTTTGATGTAAGTAATACTGCACCGTTACATACTAAAGTACCACCGTTGTAAGTAACACAAGTACCTGTAGCTTGAGCTGTAAGAAGATTTTTAATTCTTCCGTTGATTACTAACTTACCTGAGTTTAATGTAAATGCATCTCTATTTCCTAAATAGTCAGTACCTCCATATTCAAATTCACCATTTACTACTACAGTTCCACCTGCAATAATTCTTGCTCCAAGAGTGAATACATTAGAACCATTGCCCCAAAGTATTGTTTTACCCCCTGTAGCATTTAAGGCGAATGAGTAACCGTGGTATGGTAATTCTATATTTGCAAAACCTCCTGTAATAGTATGATTAGCATTTGTTCCACTATCTGCTTTATAGGAAACTGTTCCCCCATTTATAGTAGCATAGCCAACAGTACCCCCTTTGAAATTACCACCTGTATTATACAAATAAGCACAAGTACCATTATGATTAAAGTTTCCACCACTAGTCATTGCTATACCGTTAGCATAGCCAGTAACAGTAATATCTACTGCACCTCCATTAGTTCCATAACCATAAACAGAACCAACAGCTCTACCTACGTTAAATGTGCCATTTATAATTTGATACATAGCACCTACAGCATCGGCAGTAGTAGACTGTAATAAGCTAGCATTTACTGTAATATATGTGCTACCACTATTGAATCTTATAGCTGATCCTGCAGTACATCTGAATGTATGTGTATTTACTAATACATTACTTTGGTAAGCAATATATAATAAGTGACTTCCTGATGCAATAGCGTGTCTTACATTATATACGGCAAATGCATTATTATATATTGAGAAAGTAGCTGCTACAACTGTCTGTTGTACAAAATCTGCTTCAAAAGTAAAATCTAGGGATATACTTGTGCTATCATCACCTGCCCAATGAACACCTTGAGTACCACCTGTTTTGTAGAAAGTACCTTTACCATAAACATTACAAGTACTAGCTAATCCCGACAAACTAAACATCCATCCGTTAGTTACCTTTGTTATAACAGCACCCGGATAAAAGAACCAATTTACACCTGATTTAGCAATACCATTAGTAGCAGTAGTTGTTACAGTATATGATCCTGGGAATACAAATATAGTGTCTCCGAATACAGCAGCATCTCTTGCTAATTCTAATGTTGTATAGTAAGTGAATATTCCAGTTGTTTGGTTTGGAATACCTACCTTTCCTCCTAACGTAATTGTTGCCCAAGTATTATCTCCTCTTAGAAAAGTTGTATTATCCCTTGTCCCTGATAACCCTAGACGGTTCACATTTACTACACCTGTTGCTAGATTAGCAGCATTTATTCCTGTAATATTTAAGCCATTACCTGTAAATGTAGTTGCTCTTAATGGGCCTAAATGCTGAATAGCTGCTGTCTTATTTCCTCCTGCATCTACTGTTGTTCCTAATAAATAAAAAGGTGTAGATGGAACAGTTACAGGTGCATATGTAATATAAGAAGTGCCACTGTAAATCCAAGTACTTGCATCAACTGAAGATACATATAGTACATCTGCTGTTGCAGGTGTATTAGGATCAAAAATTACTCCAGGTGATGTTGGTGTCAATTGATCAAAATTTACAACCTCAGATGGTGTTACTACCGGTAATTGATAATAATCATGCTTACCTGTTATAGGATTAATTTTATAAGCCATGGTCTATTATGAATAAGCTATATTAGTCACATTTGAACCATTTATTGCAGAGTTGATATAAGTAAATATCTCTGTAATAGTTTCAACACCATTTGGTGTAGTACCTGAATGAAGTATGCTGATAACATTATCTGTACCAACTGGATCATAGGTTAAGGCTCTATTATAATTCGAAGAAGCTTGAATTCTTGCCATTTTTGAAGACTCTTCTAAAAGTAACTCTTTAACTAAACATAATTGTTTATTTAATGATTGCATTGTATGAAATGCATTAGGATCTAATTTTGTATATTTCATAAAAATTGTTTTAGTTCTGAGGTTTTAGAGTTTCAAATTTACTCTAAAATTGAGTAGTCAACAAAATCATAGACTTTCTTAAAACAAAAAAAAAGAGAGGCGGTTACCTCCCTTTATTTTCATATTTTAAATTTACTACTTATTGAATATGTTTTTCTATAAGTGATTGGAAATTGTTATAGATTGTTTTCTCAGCAGTTGTTAGTGCATCATATCCACCTTCAACTAGCCAGTCGTTTACTCTGATTGTAGCTACAGATAATGCTTCAGAATTTACTGATCCATCAATATAATCAGTCATGTAAGCAGAAGCAATTCCATCGACAAACTTATTGTAAATAGTCAAATCTTTTTTTACAAGATCTGTTACTTCAAGAAAGCTTGTATTGTCATTTAAAAAATCACATTCAACAGATGTATCGAAGTCTCCTGCTAAAGATTTTACTTTGTATGTTAATTTAATTATATTCATTTTTTTAAAAATTTGGTAATACTAATCCTGATACTTGTGTATAATCTTGGGGTGTGAACAATGTTGTTCCTAGTGCTCCACCAATCAATACGTTTCCTTTTACATTGTTACATCCAAAAGAACCAACACTTGTGTCGTTTAAAAATCTATCTCCTGCTCCTGATGAGTAAGCCACACAGTTGTAAAAATATCCTTTTGTTGTAACAGCATCTAAAGCAATAACGTTTGAGTTAACTGTATTGTAGTTCTTAAACAATACGTTTTTAGCATACACTTCACAACTGTTTACAGCATAAACACAAGGTCCTGCAAGAGAATCGTTTAATACTTTTGTTACCTCTCCTTCAAGTTTTATTTTGTTACCATGTCCTAATAATAATACAGGTATATATTTTGAAAATATGTTTCCTTTTATATCGTAACTCATATAGTCATTACCTGAAGCACTAACACCGTATACACCAAAACCTTCATTTGCATATAGATTACCATATACTCTTATAATACCACCTGGATTTTGCAATGTAGAAATGCATGCTGCTTGGTATATAGTACCTGGACCATAAACAAATGTGTTTGAATTATTTATCAAATCACCGTAGATTTCAAGTGTCCCGGAACTTGCTTGTGATAATACACATACTTTTAATCTGCTGTCATAAGTTGTTGTTCTATTATCTGAAATTATTTTTGGGCACTTGACAATAGCTGTACCTACAAAGGCACTCGATGGTGAGTTAGCCGAAAGATTTATTAACTTACCTGGACCAGCCATGTGTTTAGAAACCTCTAATGTAACAAACGTACTTCCTCTAAATGTTACAAGATATCCATTCTTACAGTTTGATTCTAACTTGTTACATCTTATATGTAATTGAGCATTTGTATAACCAACTAAAATCTTTGACTCTATAACACCTAAAAAACTTGTTGCATCTTGTATAGATTCATCAAATTCTAGATATATGTTAGTAGTATATTGTTGTATCAATGCTCTTGCATTGCTATAAAAACAAGCGTGTCCATATATTTTACATACTCCTGTATTCACGTCATCAAAAAAACCACCGTTAGTGAATACAACACCTTCTTCACAATTTACATACACATAAGGTTTTAATAACATGTTGTCAACATAGACACCTTTTCTAAGGACAACTAACGCAGGTGCACTTATTGTAGGAGAAAGAGCAAGAGCTGCTGTTGATGCAGCATCATAAGTACGGTAAGGTTTATCAAATCTATTCACTTCTCCTGTTGAATCATTTCCGTTTAATGGATCTGGATCAACAAAGAATACATTTGCATAGTTAACTGAAGCACTTAAAGTGATATCAATGTTTTGCAACAAAGATACTCCATTAATTGAGGCTAGATTTAAATTACCTGTTTGTCCATTTATAGCTGTGACACCTGAAGGTGCTGGAGCAGGAACTTTAGCTAATATATCATCTACTGTAGTAAATGCTGCAGGTCTTGATTTTGTTGTTGTATATAACGGTATACGCTCTTCGCCAGACAAATTTTTATCTTTTTTAAGAGTGTTTACTGAAAGTCCGTTTATTGGCATAATCTATATATTATATTGTAAAATTAATTAAGTTTAATCTCTCTTCAAAAAATATTGTAATTTATAAAACAAGTTAATTTTAGAAGTTTGGAACTGTAACACCTGTCACTTGAGTATAACCTTGCGGTGAAAATACCGGAGTTGCTACGGCAGCTCCTAAAGGAATGTTACCTTTTGTATTTACACATCCAAAAGATCCTACACTTGTATCTCTCAAAAACTTATCACCAGATCCTGTGCTATAAGCTGTACAATTATAAAAGTACGCTTTTGCTGCAACATTATCTAAGGCTACAATACCTGAATTTACAGTGTTATAATTTTTTAAGTGTGTGTTTTTAGCATATACTTCACAACTATTTACTGCATATATACAAGAGCCTGCAATAGAATCATTTAATACTTTTGTAACTTCTCCTTCTAGTTTAACTACATTTCCTGCACCTAACAAACAAATAGGAATAGACTTAGAACTTATATTACCTTTTATATCATACTTTGTATAATCATTTCCTGAAGCATACACTGTATAAATACCGAAAGTATCACCTGCATATAAGTTACCATACACTCTTGTCACAGCACCTAATGCTGATTGTATTGAGTGTAGACATGCTTGTTGTCCTGTAGATCCAGGTGCATATGAAAAGTTATCTGATAAATTATATAAATCTCCGTATATCTCTAACACTGCTGTCGAAGTCGAAGCTTGTTGGGTTACGCAACTTTTATTTTGAATATTTCCTGCATTATAGGGTGTTCTATTTGTGGCAACTATCTTAGGGCAGTATATTTTTATAGTATTTGACATACCTATTGTACTGAATGTTTTCCTCGGACCTTGTATATAATTTCTAACATTTAGTGTAGCTTCAACACCATATCTAAGAGTAACTATTGTGTTATTTGAACCATTAGTATCTATGCTATTACAAACCACATGTAATTTACAAGTCCCACTTACATAACTTGATAATATAGCCCAACCTATCAATGTAGATTGCATATCTACTTTATCAAATTCAAAGTATATATCACTTCCATAATTTTGAGTCAATGGTCTAGAGTTTGTATAAAAACAAGCATTTCCATATATCTTACAAACACCTGTACTTGCATCATCAAAAAAACCACCAAATGTAAATACAACACCTTCTTCGCATTTTATATATACATATGGTCTAAGAAGCATATAATCTATATATGTCCCTTTACGTAATACTATTAATGCCGGAGATGTTTGTGTAGGTGCTAATGCTATTGCAGCTAAACCTGCTGCATAATACGAAAAGTAAGGTTTATCAAATCTATTCACTTCTCCTGTCGAGTCATTTCCGTTTACAGGATCTACAAAAAATGTATTTGCGTAGTTCAATGCTGAACTTACAGGAATATCAATATTTTGGAGTAAGGATGTGCCATTAACTGTTGCTAGTTGTAAACTGTTTGTTTGATTATCTAATGAGTCAACTATTGCTCCTGTTGTTGGAGAAGATACTTTAGCTAATATGTCATCAACCGTTGTAAACTTTGATGGTTTGGATTTTGTTGTTGTATAAACAGGTATACGTTCAGATCCACTCAAGCTTTTAGCCTTCTTTAAAGTATTTACTAAAATTCCATTTATTGGCATAATGTCTTTTTTATTATGATTTGAGGTTTTAGGAAAAACAAATTTAATGTAAAATTAAGTATAGCACAAAATTATAAACTTTCCTAAAACAAAAAAAGAGAGGCGGTTACCTCTCTTCCTTTTTTATTATGTTTACCTATTAGATAGGGAAAGCTTGTACTGGAGAAACTCCTGCATTAGCTGCCAAGTTATTTAATAAGTCTTCAATTGCATTATGTCTACCAATCTCTACAAAGAAGTTGTAATCGATATCATCATTAATTCTTCCTGCGAATCCTTGTGTATGATTAAAGTTACTAACTTTCAATGTATACTGAATATATTGAGCAGTACTGTTTGGTAAGTTTGTAGTCTCACCTCTCAATAATTTACCTAAGTAAGATCTTGGAGATTCTCCTCTGAAGTAAGCATTAGCTTCTTGCTCTTTCTTACGTAAGTTACCTGCTAAATGTGTTCTGTGTTGTTGACGAGATAAGTATTTACCTTGGTATCCACCTTCTGGAATACTTCCGATACCCTCACGAATTTCTTCAGGGAATCCTGCAGCAACTTGAATTTTTGTAGATGTTTCTAAGAAACCAACTTCTTCGTACAATGCCTCTTCAGCATCTAAAACGAAAACTCTTGATTTAAATCTAATACCACATTTACAGTTTCCACTTGGAGAAACAGCTGCTTCACTTGCAGATACAGTCCAGTCGATATTTTCATAAGACTCAGGAGCTGAAGTGATATAAGCATCTTTGTAGATAACATCACACTCTTCACCAACTAAGTTAGAAATAACTGAAGTTGTATATTTAGTTTGACAACCTGCTGTGTAAGTAACTGCAGCAGCTAATGTACCATCTAAATCACTTACATCATTTGCAATTGAGATAGTTGGCAAAGCAACACCAATGTTTTCAAAAGTTAAAACACCTAAAGCAGCTGTAACTTTAACACCTTCGTTAGCTAAAATAGTAGCTCCATGTGCAGTAACAAAGTTAGCAGCAGTTTGAGTTAAACTAGTAGCAAAAGTTGCTGTGTAATCAGTACCACCAATGTTAATGTCTGCTGTTCCAGAAGTACCAGTTAAAGTTAACAATCTGTATTGAGCTAAAGCAACAGTTAAGTTAGTGTAAGCACCTTGTAACTCTACTAATCTATCATTTCCACATTCTCCATCAGCTAACCATAAGTCATACGCTTCAGAAACTGCATTAACTGTGTCTCCTAAAGTCCAAGCTGTAGTTGTAGCAGCAGCATTAGAATCACATAAGTCAGCAATTTTACCTACTAAATCTACTGTGAATGTATTGCTTGGAACTGCACCACCTAATAAAGTTGCAATTTGTGCATCAGTAATTTTAGCTGTAAATACTGCTGTATAGAATCCTACACCTGCATCATTTCCAGATTTAATAACTGTACCTGCTGAGTAGTTTGCCATTGCTGTAATTAAAGCAGTTTTGTCAACACCATCATCTTCAATAGTGAATGCGTAAACATAACCACCTGTTACTGCAGTGTATCCAGCAGGACAAGTATCACATCCTTTAATGAAAGATGCTACTGTTGAACTGAAATCAGCAGGTGCACTTGCAGCTAATAATTGGTAAGTAGAAATAGATCCACTACGTAAAATTCTTTTTACAGGAACATTGTATTGTGCTGCAACGATAGCTTTAGCAACATCATCACCTGTATCACATAACTCTAATGTATAGAAGTTAAAAGGAATCAAGTTAGCTGCAATATCATTTGTACACTCAAAAACAGGTGTTACATCAATAAAGTCTGCAACAGTTTTTCCTCCTGTTAATTGTTTTCTACGTAATCTCTCAACTGCTTCTAATACGATTGCTTTACAATCAACTGCATCACAGTTATCACAAGTATCACAAGTGTTGAAAGGATCACATGAAGGAATCTCAATATTAATTCCGATGAACTCTTCAGCGTTTTTTCCACCTCTGTACTCAATTGCTCCACCTGTAAGTTTAAGAGCTAATCTGAAATAAGAATCTCCTGTTTTCCATTTGAACTCAGATCCTGGAGTACCATCATATCCAATAACAACCTCATCAACGATGTGCTCAGTAATTTTTGGAGCAGATACTGCTAATCCACGAATTGAATCTAAAGAGAAAGGAACTGTAGATTTGTCTTTGTCAGAATAAGAACGACCTGGAGTTTTTCCATCGATACCTAATCTAATTGTAAAATCTTTTTTATCTTTTGCTTTTCCTGCGAAAGATGAAATAACTTTCAATCCATCAGCTGTAGCTTTAGTTTGATCAACTGCTGCTAATTGTCCTTTTGCAAGGTGCAAAGATCCACCAGTTGTCTTAACTGCTCCATTGATTAAGAAGAAGTCTCTGTTAAACGGTTTGTTTAATCCCATTGTTAAAAATTTATTAATTTATTTATGATTATATTTCGGAGAAAAGTGCATTACTTTGTATTTCATACCCTGCTACATCTCCATTTGTTGCTGAAAATTGTTTTGCCATTGCAATAATGACTTTGTTCATGACTTTATCATCGAATTCAGGATCTATGTCTACTGAAGCTGTATTGTCAAGTTTTATATACCCTTCTATATCTAATTTCTTTGGGTATCTGTAGTAGCTAATATTTACCTTATCAATTTCAAAATCTGTTTTATAAACGGCTACTTTATTTTCTGTTGTAAGATAAAAGGTCTCTCTGTACTCAAAAGATGGCGAATTGCTGGAATCTCCTAATAGCTCTTCTATATTCTCACTCTTTACTTCAAAAGGCTTCTTTAATTTTTGAGACTTACAATTTCCTTTTGTTGCGTAAATATGCAAGTTTGCTAAGTCAAAGTAATCTTTAGGTAAATGAAAGGTAGTATAGTTTGTTTTCTGATCAGCTTTTGCTAAATCTTTTTCTAATATTAGAAGAGGAGAGATGTAACGAATTACATCTTCACTCCTTTTCTCTAATATCCAAGATACATATCTTGTTAATGTTGTATTAAGAAGCGTAATAAATCTAGGCAAGTCAACATTGACATTATTATTAGTCATGTTTCTATTCACTGTATCTAGAAATGATACGTATACTTCTTTAATCTTCATCGTCTGCTAATAATATATCTCTTTTTACAGATGCTAATGAACTATTCTTAGCAATGTTTTCTGCTGAATTTTTTAAATCTGGTCCTATTTCTTTATCTTCATAAAAGTAAAGACCACTAATTTTTGTTACTTTACCACCTTTTTTGTAAGCATCTCTAATAGCCTGATAAATTGTGATTTTTTCTAACCCAACTTTTGTCTCAGACTCTTCAACTAATTTATTAAAGGCAGTTGTTTTATCGTCATTCTCTCCAGTTAAATAGTCGTTAAACATTCCTATTAAAACTGAATCCTCAATAGAGGATGAGAAATTCATTCCTGTGTAATGTAGAATTGCTACAAGTCTTGGTTTATCTGTTTTCAATAATGCTGTAAAAGCACCAATTGCAGCAAACTTAGCTAATGCTCTCTCATCTTTAATTTTGATATCTTTACTAATATCAATAACTACATAAGAAGAATCATTGTATCTTGTATTTCCTTCTTGTCCTTTTGGTGTAACTTGTTTTGTTAATAATCCAAAATAAAGCTCCATTCTATCAATAGGATCAAGTGTATTGTATGTTTTCTTAGAATAAACTTTAAAATTAGTTTTATCAAAGAATGCATTATTATTTAACTCAAAAGCCAGATCATCGCCTATTGCATGTCTGTAAGGTAATAATAGATTTTTCTTTAGACCTGTAACTAGAGTTTTAATCTCTGTTGCATCTGTGTCTCTATAGCATGGAGAGTATTCATAGAAACCTGTATCCCAAGTCCCTGTTCTTCCACCATCTCTACTTACAAAGCTTACTTGAAATGATTCAGATACTCCTCTTGAAGGAAGTTTTGTGACTCCTGCTTTGATGTACCCCGTTGGTGCATCCATATCCTTTTTGTCTTTGATGACGTAAGTTGAGTTTTCTTTAACTTCAAATCCGTCAATGACAAATAATGTTTTTCTTGTTGACATTCTTGGTTTATTTTTGTTCAAATTTACTTACAAGAAGCATCCTTTACAAAAATATAAGATTTTCTAAAACTATTTGGGGAGATATTTCACTCCCCTTTTAGTTTTATGGTTAGGTTTGATATCTTAACCTCTTCCTTTTTCTTGTAACTCAATAGTTACGTATCTTGTAGTATCTAATACTAAAGCAGAAGATTGAGAAGTTGCCCAGAATGTTCTACCCATTTGTTTGATAGAAGAAGCAACGTTTTCAAATTGATCTTTATTAGCTGTACGTCCTTGCTCGTATCCGTATGTTACGTGAGGTTGCCCTTCAGGTTTAACATAGTAGATATTAGCTTGTTGTGAACCACCTTCAACCAATTTAGCGTTTTTCACTTTGCTAGTTACATTAGAGTATTCTGGACTAGTAACATCCCAAATAACTAATGAGTTAGATGTGTGTGCAAAACCTTCTGAATAGAATCCTGAAGAGAATCTGTCTGTGCTTGGCATATAATCTAAAGAGTCATCGTGCTCAACTGTAACTTTTCCAACTCCTGGGAATTGTACTTCTGTAATTGCTACTGCAGCTAAAGATAAGTTATTCAATGATCCTGAGAATACTTTTGATGGTAATTGTCCATCAGTACCGATTAAACCTGCTGGTAAACCATTCAATTGGCTAATAGCGTGTTCACGGAATAATTGTAACATATTTTGGTAAGCTAACCAACCTGCTTTAAATTTAACAGAACGTTGTCCTACTGGAATATCAGAATTTTGGTAGATGTAAGAAACTGCTTCATAAATATGATCTAAAGTGATACCACCTTGTCTTGCATATTTAATCAATTTACCTCTACGGATTTGATGCCATACACCCTCATTTACACGCTTAACTCCATTAGCAGTATTAACTGTTGCAGCTTTAGCGAATAAAAGCTCGTTTGCTTCCATTTGAGATAATTCCATCAATGCTAAGTATTCTAATGTAGAACCAATCATCATTGGATTTAAAGTACCATTAGGATTTTTCTTAGCTACGAACATACCGTTTTTACCACCCATTGCTTCTAACTGAGCATTGATTTTATCAGATACACCGTTAGCAAATCCTGTAAGACCTGGAGACTTCATTCTAGCAGCTTTACCTGTAACGAAAGTCTCAATTCCTCTTGGATCAGATAATAAGAACTCATTAGTAATTGTTCCTGTAGGATCTTTAACTAAAGATAAAGTTGAGAATGCAGTGTCGAATTCAGCAATTTTGTTAGTCAACTTAATCCACTCTCTACCAGCTCTTAAATACTCTTTAGGGAAATATTTAGATTTGTCATTAGTTTGCATTGTAACATAGTGCTTGAAGTTTTCTCCAACTTGCTCTACATCATGTTCTGCAGAAACCATAACTTGTTCTCCATAAACAGGATCGTAAGTTAAAATATCTCCTTTAGTAAACTCTTGGTTTAATACTAAAACAAAAATACCATTGTCAATACCTGGGAAGTCATACTCAGCTGAAGTATCTTCTGCAGTATAACATTTAACCTCTGAACGGTCAACTGGTAAATCATAAGTGATTGATTGTCCTTCAGCAACCTCTAATACTGCAGCTTGAGAGAATAAATCTTTCAAGAATGGCATAGATTTTTTGTGAGATGTTGCAAATAAGTTAATCAAACCTAAATGTTTTTTGTGTGAATTATTATCATCCATTAAGTATGTAGAAACCTTTGCAGAGTCCATCCAACCTAAAGTCTTTAATTCTTTCACGTTTGTAAATCCAACAACGTAATCACCGTTGATAGACTCATGTAAATCGAATCTGTTTTGAGACATATTTATTTATATTAATTTATTAGTTACTATTTTAAATCTTCAAGCCTTACAGCTTTATTTGTATTAACCGGTGCAGAAAGGCTAGATGCAGAATCAGTTCTTCTGATAATCTTTAGCTTTCTTGCTCCTTCTAATTGTTTTTCAACCACTGCTTTCTTTGTTACTTGTTTGATAAACTCTTCTTTATCAGTCATAAACAACATCAGCTCGGCAGCTTTTTCAGGGTTCAATCTCATCTCATTGTAGACGATATCCATCTCGTACTTACCTTCCTTATTAGCTTTAGTTGCAAAATCTACTAACTTTGTTTTAGCTTTATCATTTAACTCAAAAACATTCCCAAGAGTAGTTTTAATATCAGTTTTATACTTTTTAAATAACTCTTCTCGTTCTTTTTTATCCTGTTCTGATTTCAAAACTTCTGCTTTAACCTTTGCATCAATAGCTGTTCTCAACGATGCATCAGCTTCTTCAGCCATCTCTGCTAAAATTCCTTCAGACTCATAAGACTTTATCAATCTATTTATATCAGCTTCAGTCTGTCCTGCAGCTTGATTTCTTAAAAAGATAACTGTCTTTTGATCCTCTACACTTTCCAGATCTAATCCTTCTAAAGGATCAGAGAATTTCTGTTTAATGTCAAGTAAATCTTTTAAAGATCCTCCGTTATTCTCAACTTCAATTAAATTCTTAGTAAATTCAGAAACACCATCTAATGAAATTTTATTCTTAGTAGCTGATTCTTGAATCTCATCAATCTTTGATTGAAATATTGACTTAAAAGTTTCTTCATCAAATTCAATATCATCAATTGAAACCTCCTGCTCTACTCCGTCAACCTCTTGTATGATTGATCCGATCTCATCACCCCATAAACTTTTTAAAGTGTTACGGTAGATTTTAGAGCTTTCAGGTTCAATTTCTGTATTTTCAACTTTTGTTTCAAAGTCTAAAATTGAATCATTTTCAGATTTTTCTTCATTTAAAGTTGGTTTCTCTTCAGTTGTAGAACTAATGTTCTCTGATTTGTCAACATCTCCAAAATCAAAACCTGGTAATAATGGCTCTTCATTTTTTAAACTGTCTGAAATAACCTTTGTTACTTCTTCAGCAGACTCTGTTTTTGTAATTGGTGCATTGTTCTCAAGTAAATCTTGTAAAGATACTACACCTGCACTTCCTTCATTTTGCATACAAATTTATTTTTTGGTTTTTATTTTAACAAATTGATATTCAATTCATACAACTATTTTCATAATTATAAGAAAATATACAATATTCTAATTTTTATTAATTGCTGCTATATACTCACCACTTTGGCGAGTTTTAGATTTCTCTTCTAATGCTCTAGCTTTTAATTCTAAGTCCTTAAGTTTCAATTCTCTAGCATCATTCATTTGCTGTTCTCTTAACTTAAAATTATTAGCATCACTTTCCATTCTATGATTTAATTCTAGATTTTTTATAGATTGATTAGCTTGTTCACTGATATATTCCATACTATTTGGATCTGTTTTCATATCAGCAGCTCTACCCATTGCTTGTATCTTTTCTTGCTCTAATCTAGATTCTCTATCTTTTTGTTTAGACATTTCTTGTCTCTCCCACTCTTTTTGATTATTTTGATCAATCATTTGTTGCTGTTGTGCAGCTTGTTGTGATTGTGAATCTTGTGCTTGTTGTTGTTCTTTCTGTCTTGCTTTTCTTTCCATATTAGCAATTTCTACAACTTCAGACCAAGAATCTGAACCTATTAACCTTGCTAATTCTAATGTATCTGATCCTGTTGTATTATTAGAAATAAGTAAGTTCTTAAATGTTTCAAGATTTTTTCTCTTCTTACTATCTGAAGTAACAATCATTCCAAGTCTTCGTAAAGGAAACTCAGGATCTGTCATCTTTAAAAATTGAATTGATCCATCAGACTTTGTATAGTAAAGAGATAAATCTTTTTTATTAGACTGACAATATTGTGCTACAGATAAATGTAGCTCTAAAGCTCCTTTATGGAAATTTGAGAACTCCTCATGTACTCCTGATATTTGAGCTACATTTGATTCATTACTTAATCTAACTCCCTCAGCAGTTTCATACTTTGTCGGTTGATTTAATATTGGATTTATTCCAATCAGTTCATAAGCTTTCTTTTGAAAGAAATCTGCTAATTGAACTCTACTTGCAATCTCTTGTGCATGTGAGATATTAATTGCTTGTATTGGATTGGCATTATTCATTGTCTTCTGAGAATCGAGCGAGAAATTAACTGGCATAAGTCCTACAGATTTTGCTGTATTTCTCATAGCCATTAATGCACTTTCTGCATCTCCCCATCCTTCATACTCAGAAGGAATTAAATCAGTACTCATTAATAGTACCATACCCAATTCCTTTTCAATCAATGCACCAATCTGATTCATACAAAGATTATACTTTGCTTGGAATGGTAAAAACTTACCTACAGTTGATACACCGGCTTTACCTGCAACAGGTAATAAAGTATCGTATTCCGAATCCCCTTGAATTTGATGCTCCATAGGAGTTACATCTATATAAATAGGTTCAGACAAATTTCCACTTTGAATTTTTACACCGTAATATGTGACAGGTTTATATTGCCATTTTAATGTTCCTGGTTCAAAATTCGTTATAATATCGTGAATGCTTTGTTTAAAAGTTTGCTTAATATTATTATCCTTTAAGAAATCTTTTAGAATATCTTCTGTTACTTCTTCTGTAACAACTCTTCCATAATCATTTTCATATGTTAGGTATCCCCATAAATCATATGCTTTAAAATATACTTCAGTTACTTGACATAAATCTCTTCTATGGATAAAGTCATCTCTTAGTAATCTAGCCAATGAATTGTGTATACCAACATTTCCATCTGCCATTCTAGGTAAATACCTTTCTTTTACAGAAGATGATCCATCTTTATTAAAAACAGTTTCAATACCCATTGGTGTATCTAACTCATCCTGTAAGTTCAACATGAAGTTGTAATCATGATACCCTTTAAAAGGTACTGTCTCTAATTGAAGGAAATTTGAATTAATTGCTTGTTCTACAGTTCCTGAAACAACTCCTGCTGATACAAAATTGTCCCAAGTTGTATTTCCACCTAAAAGTTCTTTTTGTTTTTCTGCTGAAATTTTATGTCCATACTCTGAAATACACTCACTTGGTGTTTTCGGTACAACTCTTCCAACATACTCTCCTTTTTGAATATCCTCTAATTCAATCTCTTTAGAGAAGAATGTAACTTTTGGACTCCAGTTATTAGGTTGGTATTTATCGTGGTATATTTTATACTCTCTAAAACATCTTCCTGATGTTAAGTAGTCTTTTAGAGATTGTTTATTTAACTTTAATAGATTGAATCTTTCTTCATCATGCTCTAATGTAGCTTCACCCCAAACAACACCATTTGTTTTAAATCCTTTATTCTTAGAATCTTCGTTTGCTTTTGTTGTAAACTCGTTTCTAGCTTCTTCTAATTGACTAAGATATTGTTGTTGTTCTTCTTCAGAAGAAAATTGTTTACCTTCTGTAGTAAGTCCATTTTCTGCTAAGTGTGTCTCTACATAATTATCAACTACTTCTTTAAGAAGTTTTTTAATTTGATCATCTTTATATCTTATGAAATCATTCTTTGCGACTTCTCCGGTATCTTGTACATGAAACTTATCTTGCAAATCAACATACTTATCAACAATAGTGTTTACTACAATACTCGTAATATCATAATGTTTTAAAAATGTAGGGATTCCTACACCGTCTAATAAATTTTCTAATCCCTTTAAATGTGGGACTACTTCAGAAAGCTCTTGGTAAGACATCTTACCCTCAACCATTCTATAGTTATCAAAAAAACTTAAGTTCTCATGGATTTGTTTCAAACCAATATGCTCAAAAGAGTCCATTACAGCTTTCTTCCATTTATCCGTATCCTTTACCTTTTTAGGTACAGTCATTGGAGGAAGTAAATCTGTTCTACTAAGTGAATCTAAAAAAGACGTATTCATCATTGTACAAACTTACTAATTGTAGATTTCATATTAAAAAACATAAGATTTTTCACCATTAAAAGGCACTTGGTCTCTTTGATCCAAAGACAGATAGTCCTACCTTTTTAGGTCCTGAAATATTATTATATTCAGCGGTTTTTCTCTTTTCTGTAGGTCTAACATTGTTCTTGTCTAACTCTCTTGCATAAGCTAATGCATGCATAAATGCAGTGATTCTATCGAAGTTACCTCCTTTTCTATAAGAAAGCATTTCTTTTAGAAGAGCTATATCTAGAATATACTCAACTCCGTATTTAATTAACTCGTTCCCATCTTCATCAATCCCAATCACATGCTCTTCCTTACAATAGTCTATAAGCATGTTAAACATATAAGCCTTATTACCTCCTGTAGGATAGATACCGAATTTTGAGTTTAACTTTACGTTTCCATTTTGTGATGAGTTAGAAAAAGATATTGATGGTGCTAATAATTGTTCAGATTTATATTTAGTGTCTAAAAACTGTTTAAAACTGACATCGACAGCCTCCATCATACAAATTGCATTAAATGCTTCAATCAAGGTCTCTCCTGTTTTATGAAAGTCAGAATGTCTAAATGGTCTTGCTACATATGATGCTGCAATTGTCTCACAAGGTGAGTTCATTTCTAAGTTTCTTCTCTTAAGTACATAAAATGAACCAAGAGAATCTGTATCAGATTGGTCTAATTTATAATCATCGAGTCCTGAAACATGAGTATATTTTGGTGGAGTAGTTTCAGGAAGTTCTCCAAATAAAAGAATTGGAGCATCTGCTTCTCCACCTCCATGGGAAACCTCTGCTAGTTTTTTTGCAGAAAATTCCTGTTTATACTCTCCATTGTGCTTGTAGATATTTACACTCTTTCCTGTTATGCCTTCATCCTCTAATTTTCTTATATGCTTATCAATAACAGCTGTAGGAAATGGATTGGAAGAAGCTGTTATAAATACATCTGCAATTTCTAATGGAAAGTACATTCTATTTCTTTCTCTATCCTCTTCCTTTTTAAATGCATTATTTTTATCTTTTATAAAAGTAGATGCTTTCTCCCAATCTGTTGCATTTACTTTTATCTTCTCCAGATCATTATTTTCAATATCTAGGTATTCTGCTAAATTTATGGCTTTTTTAGGTACAGGTAGACGATAAGACATCTGTCCTGGAACAAATGTGCAGAAGCTCTCTTTCTTACTCCTCTCCCATGTTATAAACTCAGGATCAACTTTCCTATCTAATGTATCCCAATTCATAGGTAGCATGTCATAAGCTTCAGGATTTGATAATACATCCTTCGCATCTTTACTAAGATCCTGATTACCAGAAGTACCACTTAAAATAGGTACAAGCTTCATACCATATTGAGTCTTAAATGAAGGAAGTGCTGATTGTAGTACTTTTTTAAAACCCCACTTTCCACACTCATCAAGGATAAATCCTACAGGAGATAAACCTGCACCTTTTTCAGAAGAGTTATCTGTACCCCCAGATCCGTTAGTTATTGATATATGAGAATGTGGTAACCTGAAACCATCTTTCTCTTTAATGCCTAATTCAACTTTATTATCCCACTCTTGTATTAATTGAGGTATATACATTGCAGGGCTTACATTATTAAACCCTACTTTTAAAAGAGTTGATATAGCTTTTAAATCTCCATCATTACCTCCCATAACAGAAGTAGTACCATTAGCTTTAGTTGAATTTAACCAAGTAATCAAAGATGCTAACATACTAGATTTTGTAAAACCACGACATCCAAAAAGCATTAATCCTAAACCTTTAGCTTCAGCTTCTTCATAATTCTCCATAACAAATAACATATTGTCATCTAGTGGAGGATTCATTATAAGCTCTTTACCATCTTTTGTTGGGATAGGTGTCTTAAAGAAGTTTAAATGCCAATATAACCAAGGGTGAATATGATACCCACCGATAGTTATACCTTCTGTAATTTTTCTCTTTTCCTCTAAATAAAAATCTATTACATCTATTTGCTGATCAAAAAAGTTTTTTCTAGGATTCCACTTTGGAGGATTCTTAATATTTATGAAAAGTTCATTAGATGTTAGAAATTGAGACATAATTAAATATTATTAAACATTATTTTTAAATTATCTTCTGTTAAATGTTTTTCTGTTGTAGACTCCATAAATTTTGCAATGATTTCAGGTTGCAATTCTATTAACTCACCATTCTTAACAGAATAAAATAATCTTGACACTTGTGTAATATTCTCAAGAATAAGTGTATCTTCTGGATCCAGGTATGACATATCAATTTCCATCACTGTCGCAAGATTTGTCAACACAGTTATTCTATTCATCAACCCTTCTAAATCTTTAATAGCTAAAGTTGTAAACTGTTGTCCATGAGCAATCTCTAATAAAAGACCTCTCATATCATCAAAAGTAACTGATGGATTATTCTTTTTATATTCAACTACCTCTTGTTGTTTTTTAAAATTCTCTGATAAAGATTTATCAATAACTTTAGATGTTTCCAAATACTCACTGATTTGGCTCTTAACGAATTCTTGTAACTTTTCCATATTAATTATACTTATTTAATTTTTGTGATTCCTTTTTTAATGCTTTCTCTGCTGCTGAATAGAAGTCTTCATCTGTTATCGACAATAAATCTGACTTACTGAATTTTTCAAATCCATCCATATTCTTTAAAACTGCTAAAACTGTTTGTGAAAAAGTGTAGTCAGGTATTAATGCCCTAAACTCTTCCATCTTTCCATCTACTAAAACTCTGTAATTCATTTTTTATAATTTAATTATTCTAAATCTTACAGTTACAGTTTTAAACACTCTTTCTGTAACCTTATATTCTATGTTTAATGTTTTCTCATTTAATCCTTGTCTAAATCCAATTGTAGATATAGTGACATCTAATTTATTTTCACTTTTATTAATTGGCGTAATAACATCAACATGTGTACAACCACATCCAACAGTTGTTTTATTAATTTTCTGAGGTTTCTTTGAAAGAATATTAAAAGAAAGTTTAACTGTATTCTGATCAGTCACTCCTAAATCGTATAAAAATTCTTTATTAGTATTTTTTACTTTATGATCTGAAGAAGTTTGAATTATTGTATATTCTCCTGAACTATCACTAACTTCAAGTGCTTCCCATAAAGGTGTCAACCCTATTTCAATTCTTCCACATGTTTCTGTTTTAGATGCACTCTTTTGTCTTATACAACAACCACATGCTGTGCAATGAGGGCCATCTCCACATAATCCTGTCTTAATTTTTAATTTATCAGTGAATGATAATTTCTCTGATGGTATATTATCTGAATTATATTCACATGGTGAACACTTACTAACCCTATCTTGATACCACTCTTGATCAATAGGCAATTCATTTAAGAAAGCTTTTGCAATAACTGCCCCTTTTTTAAGTATGTTTTTCATTTCCATTTTGTGTTTTGATAATTTTCAATTTCCTCCGTACTCATTCTTCCAACATAACTATAATCTGATATAACTGACTTTTTTGCATGTCTTCTTTCACACTTTGTAACCATAAGTTTTGTCAATTCATTCTGCCTTTTTAATGAAAACAATTGTCCTTTTTTTATGTACAACTCTTTACTTTTAATGTAAACTTCTTTATATCTGAATGCCTTTAGAAAACCTATCTTAAGGTACATGTAGCCTATGTAAGGTAGTTTTATTGAAAGTACTAAAGGATCCTTCATAACTGAATGAATATATTTTGTCATGAAATTTAAAATATACTCAACTTGTTTTTCAGTAGCTCCTGTACTAGCTGCTACCTTTATAATTATGTCCTTGTTAGTAGATATTTCTTTACCATTATCCATTAACCTGCCACTAGTGAAAACATAACTCTTGTAAAATCTCCGTTATTTGCTTGATAATAATCAGAAAGACTTTGTAATTCAGGATTTAAAAAAGATACTCTTGTATTCATATCAGACTTTATTAAGAATCCACCTTCTCTTAACTCGGAATTCAAGCAATTTAAATTCTCTTTCTCTAAACCTAATAATTTACAAGCATAGTTTTTTGTCTCCTTGCTGTATCCTTTTTTTATATAAATGCTAAGCAATGTAACTAACTTAGCTCTTAGCATCTTTGTCTTATCACCTGTAATTGTCTTATAACATGAATATACTGTTATCAAGTTCTTCAGAACTTCAAATTCATTTTTCGACTTAATTTCTAATTGGTAAATATTCATATGTAGCATTCAATAATTATGGGGCGAATATAACACTATTTTGTTAGAAAACAAACAACTTATACCATATTTAACATATTTTAACACAATTGAATTGTTTTTTTAACATCCAAAATGTATATTTGTATTATGATATTTGAAGACTACTTTTACGAAGTTTGGAATGAAATGCCGGACTCTATAATAACAGAGGAATACTACAATAAGAATGAAGCTTTATTTGAAGCTATTACTTATGACTTCTTTCATTATAACGAACAGACAAATGGTTTGCCATCATATTTGGCTAGATTTGTTATTCAACAGATTGTAAATAATTCTTTAATTTTAGGAATTAGATAATCTTTTTTTTGATATTCTATGATTTTTTTGTATTTTTACAGAATGTATGCTTATGCGTATAAAATAAAAACCGATGTAATTTCATAAAAATATGAAGAATAGAGTTCCAAGCAAATATGTGTATAAACTATACACAATCCCCGAAAAACTAAATAATGATATCCTGGCACTAGATCTATGCTCAACTCAATATGAAAGAGTTGTTAGGTTTATTGGTGTCCTAAAAAAGAAATCATATCAGCAAAATAGAGATTTTTGTCTTCCTGTAACTCTTCCAAGAGATTACTTAACTACATTTTTAACAACTAGCTATTACAAATTGACAAATATGCTTGTTGAAAATGGAATTATAGAAAGAGATGATTACTGGAATCAAAAAAAGTCAATTTGCAAAAAATACAATATTTCCCCAAAATACTTCCAAAGAGATATATATTCTATAGATAATAATAGTATAGAAAGTATAGAAGAAAATAAAGGTATAAAAACAGTAAGTCTATCATTTAAATGCATTTTTAAGAAAGAGGACGTTGAAACTGAGCGAGTTATAGACTCTGCTAAAAAACAGTTAAACAGTCTAAAAATTGACGAAAAAAGATTGAAAAATGTCTCTGAAGAATTGGTTGAAAATATATCTGAAAATGACTTTATTTTGAACTCTGCTATCACTGAACCACAGTTTGAAGTTAAGATGATGGTTAACTCTGAATTTAAAACAAGGTGGGTGAATTTAAAAGATGCTCTAGAACTTGCTAGAGTTAACAATAAAGATCTGATACAAGATAGAAAGTGTTTCTTTATCATGGATATATCTGAATTTATCCTTAGAAAAAAGGACATGGTAAGAATTTACCATAATGAGTCAATTGATCGTTTGTCTAAAAAGTATTGGACTGTTTCTAGAAATAGTACAAATAACAGGTTGGACACTAACTTAACAAACCTTCCAACTGGATTGGTTAAAGCTATAATGGAGGACAATGATCTGGTTCAAGTTGATTTAAGTAATTCTCAGTTTGCTATCTTAGCTAACATTCTTCCGGAAAACTTGACACACCCAAGTACAGTGGAGTTCAAGGAAAGTGCTTCTAGTGGCAAGTTTTACGAGTCTGTACAAAATAAGTTAAATCTTGATACTAGAAATACAGCTAAACAAACGACATTTGAATTATTATTCTCTTCCCATAAAAATAAATCTAAAAATTTATCTAAAATGAGAGATGCCTATCCTGAATTATTAGAGTATATCGACAATTATAAAATTGAGAATGGGCATAAGAATTTCTCAATATCTCTTCAAAAGGAGGAGTCTAGGATATTTATTGACGGAATACTAAAAAGATTATCAGATTTGAAAATACCATGCCTATCAAAGCATGATTCAATTATATGTAAAAGAGAGGATTTCACAGAAGTATTGGAAGTTATGAATCTTATTTTTGATAGTAACAATTTTAAAGGAAACCTTGTGTATTAAATATCTTTTTACTATATTTACATAAAAATAAATTACATGCAGAAAACAAAATTATACCCTATTAATTACATGGGTGTTGAATACACAGAGGAGTCAGTTAGTGATATTTTTGAATCCTTTTACCACTCAAAAAAGTCTGTTAGAAATGATGGAGGAATTTATATGTTTGACGGAATGGTGATCTATCCTGATGGATCTATGGTAGATGAAAGTGAAATAGATTATTAATTTGAATATTATGGCGAAGAAAGAAGGTAAAGAGTTAAGTGTCAATGAAATACTTGACGATTTAAATAAGGTATTAAAGACAAATGTTCAATTTGCTAATTCAGGAAAAGGGTTAGATATTGAAAGAGTTAGAACTGGAAGTATTACATTTGACTCTGCAACAGGTGGAGGATTTCCAAAGGGTAGACATACAATACTTTATGGACCTGAAAGTTCTGGAAAGACTACATCAGCACTTATGGCTATTGCTAATTTCCAAAAATCAGATGACAAAAGACTTGCGTTATTTATTGATGGAGAGTTTGCTTTTGATAAGAAATATGCTAAAGCATTAGGAATTGATTTGTCAAGACTTTTAGTTGTACAACCAGATCATACAAACCAAGCCCAAGATATTCTATTAGAATTATTGAATAAAGATTTAATAGGTATTCAAGTTTTTGACAGTATTGCAGCTGTACAACCTATTTCAGTATTAGAGAATGATTCTGATGCATCTAATATGGGTAAGCATGCACTTGCTATAGGAAATATCTTTAAGACTTGTAATGGTCTTGTAAGTAAGAATAAAATATGTTCTATCTTCATTAATCAAATTAGAGATAAGATTGGTGGCTATGGAGGAGGTATTAGTATGCCTGGAGGACATGCACCAAAGTTCTATGCTTCATTAATGGTACAAGTTAATAGAGGTTCAAAAATAGATAATCCTGATGGGACAACTACAAATAGAGGATCAATCTATGTTACAAAAAATAAAACAGCACCTCCATACAAAAAAGGTGAATACGATATGGAACATGGGACAGGTATTTCAATATCTCAGGAAGTCTTAGATTATGGTATTTTAACAGGTGTTCTTTATAAAGGTGGAAATACTTTTTATTATGATGAGACATTTGAGAATAAGTCTGATAATAAAGAGTCGCATGTAAAAGTTGGATCTTCAAAAGCATTAGCTAAAGAATTCTTAAATCAGAATATTGAGTTTAGAGATCATTTATATGAAATTATTGTAAATCATGTAATATCTCAATTCAATGATGAAGATGTTGACTTAGAAGAACAAAGAGATTAAATATTAGCCCCCCTTAATTGGGGGCTTTTTTATTTTAAACAATGGCAAAGAAAAAAGTAGTAAGAAAATCAAGAGTAGAGAAACCTTTTAATCATGGCACGCAGAGTAAAGCTGCGTTCTTTGGATCTATCAGGGCAGCATTAAGAAACTCTAGTAGATGGTGGAAACCTATTGCAGCATGTAAAGCTAATGCAAAAAGACCTTACAAAGGACCAAGTAAACTTCAGAAGTATGAGTACCAATGTAATATCTGTAAAGAATACTTTTCTGAAAAAGAAATAGCTATAGACCATATTGTAGAAGCTGGAAGTTTAAAGGATTATAACGACTTACCAGGATTTGTAGAAAGACTTTTCTGTGAGGTGGATGGGTTTCAGTGCTTATGCAACAAGAGAAAAGACGGAAAAGTAAGTTGTCATACTATTAAGACTCAGGATTATATGAAAAAACAAAAAGAAAATAAATAATAATTTTGCATTTAATCATAAAAGTCTTAATTTTATAAAAAAATAAAAACACATGTTAATACGATTAAATTCAAATCCTCTTCCATTATTCCTAACAGAAGGAAAGTGTTATGAGGCAGTATCTGTTCTTATTGAGGATGACGAGATGTATTCTTATAAAATACTTGCTGATCATGGATACCATTTATATGTTCCTGCAAGATACTTCACTGTAGTAGAGGAATCACCTATTGAAATAACTCAAGAAGATGGACCAAAGTTCGATGATACTATATTAGATACATTAAATAATGGTGGATCAACTGATTACTATAAGCTGGATCCTGAATGGAGGGAAGCCTCAGATATTATAGAAGCTAGAAATATGAATTACAATCAAGGAAATATATTCAAGGCTGCAATGACATTCAATATTGGAAGACACCAAGGGACAGATGAGCTAAGAGATCTTAACAAGATTATATTCTTTGCAGAAAGACAAAAACAATTAATCCTAAAAAACAAATAAAATGATTAAATTAACACAAGTGTTATTTCAGTTTTCAAAAACTTATGAGCAAAAGATTAAAGATATATCAGAAATCTATCAAGAGGAAGTTAGACAAGCTGAGCTATCTAACGGTATCATACCACAACCACCAACTATTAAACCAAAGCCTGAAGATTATGTTTCAACTTCTGTTCCTTTGTTTATAGAGAAAGAGTTGATTAAAGTTATTACCACTGATTTACTAGGTGCAACAATTATCTCAGATGGATTAGATGTTCAGTATAATGTAGCTGAAACTCCAAGACAAGTTCATAATTTACTAAAAAGAAAATAAACATTATGTCAACAAAGCCTAACAAAGAGAAGAGGATTCTAAAAACAGAACCTAAGTTAAAGATTGAATTAAGTGATGAGCAGAAAGAAGTTGTTAAATTATTTCATGAGTTTGATGTAATCTTTATCAATGGAGACTTTGGGACAGGTAAAACGGCAACAGCTGTTCATATCGCTTTATCAGCATTTAGAAAGAAAATGTTTAATAAGATCTGGATTACTAGACCAATGCTGAAGAATCAATTAGCAGCTCTTCCAGGTACATTAGAAGAGAAGTTACATCCATACATCTATCCAATCCTTCAGAACATGGAAATGTGTCAAGGAAAGGAGCTTACAGAGAAAATGAAAAAAGATGGTAATGTAGAAATCATTCCATTTGATGTAGCTAAAGGATTGACATTTTCAGATTCTGTAGTTATAGTTGATGAGTGGCAAGATATAGATTATCAAGATTTCAGGACTATTTTAACAAGACTTGGAAAAGATAGTAAAATGATTTTCTGTGGTTCTAAAGAGCAAATTGATAGAACAATGTTAGATAAAACCTGCTACCACCGTGTGTCAAAATTAGAAAACAGTGGTATAGTTGGTTGGGCAGATTTAAAAGCTAATCATAGAAACGAGATATTAATGAAGATTATAAATTATTTAGAGAAAAATGACTAAAGAAAGATATAAAGAAATAAGAAATCTTCCTAACTTCCTTCATATATATTTTATGGAGGAAAGTGGGACTAGCATTGCTCCACAAGAATTTGATCAATTTTTTACAACTTGGTTATTTGTTATGATTGGAATGGATCCAAATCAAGGAGTGCAAAAAATAATTAATTTTTTAGATACAAAGTTTGCAAATTAAATATTTCTTACTATATTTGCATATATAATTAATAACAGTAGTAACACACACAAAAAACAAAAAGCATGAACTACAACAATTTTAGCATTAGTGCAGGTAAAGGAAAACTTTTCTTAAAAGAGAAAACTCCAACAGAAGGTTATGAAGAAATAACTTATGGTGCAGAAAACAAAAAAACTTACCACAAGTATTTTACAAGTATCAAAGGGACTCCAAAGTATTTCGATACAAAAGAGGTAAAATTTGATGGTAAGACATTACGTTTCTTAGAGTTGACATTAATTGATGGTCAAGAGTCAAACAAAGTATCTGTACCTTTAAAAAACACAAAAGGTGGATATACTGATGAGACAAGAGCAATCATCTCTTCATTAAACTCCTTAAAATTAGGTGAAGAAGTTACACTTTCAGTGAAAACATCAACATCTATTGGTAAGAACGGAAAAGAATACAAAAACTTGAATGTGTATATTAATTACACAAACATCCTTAATGACGAAGGTAAAGGTCAAAGTACTGGATTTATTCCTTATACAGAAATCCCTGGACCAGAATCAAAAACTATTGCAGGAGATCAAGTTTGGGATTGGACAGCACAAACAGAATTCTTCTACCATAAGTTAGAAGAGATTAAAGCTAAGTTCGCAACAGGTACTCCGGAAGCTTATGGATCATCTCAACCAACAGCTCCTGCTGCTGCTACTGTCGAAGAAACAGCTCCAATCTCTTTATCAAAAATAGAGGCAGTGACTATCGAAGACGATGAGCTTCCATTCTGATTATCAGCTACTTAAATAAACTAAAACTACAACTATGAAAATAATCCTCCATTTTTTGGGGGATTTTTTGTTTATTATATAAATAGTATTATATTTGTAAAAAATATTACTAAAAATAAAATTATGGCAAATAGAAAACCCAATGCATCTTATACGTTTAAGCAAAATGTAACTTTGTTTAATTATGCAATTAAGTTTATTAAGAGTGAGGTTCCAAATAACTGTACATTCTTATCATTAATCAAGAAACCAGATGGAGAGATTATGATTAAGGCATCTATTAAGAATAAAGCTACTAATGTAAAAGATTCATTTTTATATACAATACCTCAAGACTTTTCCTTAACAGATTCTGACTTAGCTAGAATTAAAGAGTTAATTAATAATAAGTGTGTTGAATATGGGAGCTAAGGAAATGAAAGCCATCTACGAAGATTTATCATCTTCAGGTGACTTATTAGATATGTTTCCAACTTTAACAGGAAATTGGAAAGAAGATAAAAGAGATTTTAAAGAATTGTATAATCAAGTTAGTAATTCTTTTGGTACAGATTTTAACATATATTTTGGAGATGAAGAATATTAACATTAAAGAGTTTTTAGAGAGTAAAAGAGAAGAGTTGTTTAATATCTATGAAGATATGTCAAACATCGCTAAATCAGCTAGAAAGTTGTGTGAGCAATATGGGGTTGAGTACACAGAATCTTTTAGGGCATGTGCATCTAAGATTATAAATAGTGACAGAACGTTTGAGAATATATCTGAAACTGAAACTAATCAATATAAAGATGATTCAAATCCTGTATCAGTTTTATCTGCCTTAAGAACAGATGGATCTATAATGAATATTACAGAGTATTGTGAAACATATAATTTACCTTATGACCAGGTTAAGAGTTATAAATTAGTTACACACACTGGTAAAGGTGCTTATTATAATATTGCTAGTAATAATGTTTCTACTTCTTTTGATCTGGAAGAAGAGAAGACTTCAATTGAGCAATCTTTAAGAGATATCGTCTCAAGAATTGGCATTAATCCTTCTAAAAGCTTATATAAAGAGAACACTGTTTTAAATGATGAATTCTTTGATAGACTTGTATTTACAGATGTTCATATCAACTTAGATCCAAATGGTGATGGAAGCCCTCTGTATGGAGGTATTTATGATAAGGCCGAGATATTAAGAAGATTGGATGAAATGGTATCTTATGTTAGACAAGAGCAAGTGTCAACAGTACTGTATATTGATGAGCTTGGAGACTTTATGGATGGATATAAACAAGCTACAACTAGAAATTCAGGCCACTCACTTCCTCAATTAACAAATGATAAGGATGCCTTTGATTTAGGTGTTGAATTTAAAATTTCATTGATAAATAAATTATTACCATTCTATAAAAAGATTGTATGTAATAATGTTACAAATGATAACCATTCAGGAGATTTCTCATACTTTGTAAACATGGCTGCAAAAGGTGTATTGGAAACACTATATCCAGATCAAGTTGAATACAATGTAATAAATAAATTCTTTTATCACTACTCTATTGGATGTCATACATTTGTTGCATCACATGGTAAGGATACAAAAGATATGAAGCATGGTATGAAACCAACATTAGATTCTTCAGCAAAAGAAAAGATTGATCAATACTGTAAACATCATGGGTTATATAATGGTAATTATATAGAATTTAGCAAAGGAGATTCACATCAAGCTATTTTTGATGAATCTACAAGTAGCGATTTTAGCTATTACTCGTATCCTGCATTCTCTCCTCCAAGTGCTTGGGTACAAACAAACTTTGGACTATCTAGATCTGGATTTAGATTCTTCAATATAAGTAAAGTTAGAAATCAAAAAATTACTCATCCGTATTATTTTAATTAATATGAAAAGACCTGATGAATTGTCATATACGGTAGAAGAATTAAACCAAGAAGTCTGGAAAGATATACCAGGCTTCGAAGGTTTTTATCAAGCTAGTAACTTAGGAAGATTTAGATCTTTGCCTAGAGTTATAGTCAGAAGCAATGGTATTACTGAAAATAAACCTGGTCGTATTCTTAAGAATAATTACTACTCTAATGGGTACGTCCAATTAATACTTTATGTAGATAAGGTTAGGACTAACTTTATAGCTCATAGAGTAATTGCTGAAATGTTTGTAGCTAATCCTTATAATAAAGATACTGTAAATCATAAAAATGGAATTAAAAATGATTTAAGGGAGCATAACTTAGAATGGTGTACTAGGTCTGAGAATAATTACCATGCTTACAAAATAGGTTTATCAAAAGCTAATCCTAAAAAAGGAGAAGATAGTAGTAGAACAAAACTTACAAACTTAGAAGCTTTAGAGATTAGACAAACTTATAAACCTGGAAAATTTAATAAAACCATTTTTGAGAAGTATAGAGATAAGATATCAAAAAGTGGATTTAATAGTATAGCAAGAGGAGAATCTTGGAAACATCTTACAAATTAAAAGTAAAATTAATAATTTTTAACTAATGAAGACATTGATTATTTCATTTGTCCTACTTATCAACTGTAGCTTGGCCCAATTTTGTGGGCCTTCTACTTTTGTAGGACTTTTGTCACCTAATAATACAGATCAAATTACACCTGCTACAGGAAATGGTCTTAGACCTTATTGGAAATTTAAAGCTTTTGCAGGATGTACTTATACATTTCAAACTTGTGGACTAACTTCTACAGATACAGAGTTAGAATTAATGTCCACTAGTGCTTTAGATTTTAATGATGACTACTGTTCTCTACAATCTTATATCAGTTGGAAATGTCTTGTAGATGGGACTTACATAATCTTTCTGACAAGATATAGAAGTGGTACATGTAAAGTATTAAATCAAGATGTCTCTTTAAAGTATAAAACAGATTGTGTCATTCTTCCAATAGAGTTAGCTTCATTCACTGTTAGAAATGAAAATGGTTCAAACTTACTGAAATGGACCACCTACTCTGAGGATCGATCAGATTATTTTTCTGTCGAAAGATATGATGGTTTTTGGGAATCTATTGTAAATGTAGATGCAGCAGGATATTCTCACCACACATTGAATTACAGCTACTTAGATAATACTTTTAGCAATGGATGTGTAAATTACTACAGACTTAGAATGGTTGATATTAATGGAGAAGATAAAATATCCGATATTGAGTCAATAGATAATACAGAAATATCAGAACATCTAGTAAAAGTTGTAAACTTGGAAGGAAAAGAAGTGAATATGAATGAAAAAGGGGTACTTATACTTATATATTCAACCGGAACAACAAAAATAATTTATAATTTATAATTTAATTGAAATATAATTATTACTTTTACAAAAAAATAAAAACATGGAGACATTATTAGGAAATAAAGTGTTGGTAAAAGGAGATGATCCAACAATTACAGAGTCAGGTATTTTATTAGAGATGCCAAACCCTTCTCAAAAACAAAGACCTGAAACAGGAGAGATTGTTTTAGTTGGAACAAAGCTAGAATATGACTTAAAAGTTGGAGATAAAATCCACTTCAATAAAATGGCAGCAAAAGAGTTTCACCACAATGGTAAGGACTATCTGATTATAGCTGGAGGAGATATTAATGGATTTTTTGAAAAGTAATTAGTATGTCAAAGAAATTATTATGTGTAGATGCAACTCCTGGTAAGGGGACATCTAACTTTGAAAATTGGATTGTTGAAGGAGAGGTTTACACTTTAAGAGCTACAACAGGCTCTTTAGTCAATGAACAAGGTGTTTTACTCAAGGAGATTAAAAATCCACCTGTATTTATCAAAGAACTAGCAGGAAGAGTGGAACCATCTTTTGCACGCAAACGTTTTGTAGAGGTTGATGATGCTATGAACTTAATGGAAGAGTCAAGTGCTGTAAAAGAAGAAAACTTAATTTTGAATTAATATGGCTTGGATAGATAGTTTATATGAAACGGCAATATGGGATGTCCTACGAAATGGGTATAGATATCCAGATCCTAATAGAGAAGGTGTAAATAGATTTGAAATACCAAGCTATACATTTAGATATGAATTGGAAGACAAAGAATTACCTATAATAACTCTTAGGAAAATCTTTTACAAAGGAGCAATCAATGAGCTAATATGCTTTTTGAATGGATTTACAGATGTAAAGGAATATTGGAAAAGAGGTGTTAATTTTTGGGACAAGGATGTTGCCAATTTCAATAACACATCTGTTGAAGAACTAAGAGCAAATCCAGAAGCAAAAACTGACATGGGAGCAATTTACCCTTTTCAATGGAGGAATCCTGAGAGTGATCAAATTGCAAAGCTTATCTATACAATGGTGAATAATCCAATGTCTACAAGCTTAATTGTAAACTCTTGGGACCATAAGCAATTAAAAAACATGTGCTTACCTCCATGCCACTATTCTTTCCAGATCATCTGTTTTCCTAGTGAAAAACATGGATATGAATTTGAATTACATTGGTCCCAAAGATCAACAGACCTATACTTAGGATTTCCAACAAACATAATCTTCTACACAGTTCTTTGTAAATTATTAGAACTTTTTACAGGATATAAAGCAAAAGCTGTAGTGGGAGATTTAAAAAATGTCCACTTGTATGATAACCAATATAGTGCTGCAACAGAAATCTCTTTGAGAAATCCATTTGTGCATAAATCTGCGACATTGGAAATACAAGAGGAATTAAAAAATATGCTTGAAAATTCTAATGCAATTATTAAGTCTATGGATTATAATAGCTTCATCACTTTCTTAAATGTTGTATTAGGTCTTTTAACTGATGAGATGTTCCAGGTGAATAATTATGAGAGTCATCCAGCATTAAAAGTAGAAATGTTAGCACACACAATTGATAAATAATAAAATGTATAAAGCAAAAAACGACAGTTGGGATGAATTACATTCCATTATAGATAAAATTGAAAGTTTAGATCCAAACGACTTTGAGGAAAGGCTTTCTGAAATTGAGAACAAAAAAAGATTCTCTGTAATTATTGACAGAAATTCTTGCTTCATAGTATTAGAAGCTGATGATAATACAGTTGAAATTGCATCTGCAATTAAAGACACAAAAAAGGAAGCTGTAGTGTTGGCCCTTAATGATTTTTTTAACTTCTATAAATTCTTAACTTATGAAGACTAGTAAAATATTTGTAAATCTACTTCTTTTATTTTGGACGTGGAATCACTTCCCAATACTTGTTGGGACATTTAGAGAGGATAGATATAATTACATACATATAATTAAATAATATGATGTCAGAATACGAAGAGGAAATACAAAAGAAGATTGGACTAGCTGTAATGCAAATGCATTCCCTAAATAAGACTGCAGGGAATGAAGTTGAACTTACTAATAGAGCCACATTTATTGAGACTCTATTACTTGAGTGGGACAATCATATTGATAATCAAATTAATACATTATGGAAAAGCTTTACAGAAAATTACGCAACGGAAGATATCAAGAAGTCGATAGAAACCTATCACTTAATCAGGAAATCCTCTTAAGCTGTGCATTCCGATATTGTCTAGGAAGAAAAACTTACGTAACAAGTAGTTGTGTTGAGGAACTATTAAGACTTTCTGATGTACTCCCTGACACCTTTAAATACAGGACTGTGAAGGAAATCAAAGAAGCAGAAGTAGAAGATAATCTTGGTATGGCTATGGATGCAGAAGGTTGGCTTAAGTTAGCAGACTTTTGGACACCTGAAAAAAGATTTTCCCTAGAAGCTAATAAATATAAAACAGATGAATGGATTTATGTAGATGAAGCTTACGAATCAAACGGAATCTACTACTCCATAGAAGGACACCAGGAGTATCACACCGTCCGGAACATCAAATCAAAAAATAAATCTTATAATTTTTAAAAATAATTTCCCCTTCATAGGGGATTTTTTATTTTAATTGTATATATTTGTAGAAAATAAAAATCATGGAAAACAAATTAGTATTACCAAAGAAGTATAAAGCAAGAGAAGAGAGGTTTGAAAAGTACAACGGAATGGAGAAACTTTCATACTCTCAAATAGGATCATTCACAGATCCATTATATAGAAATGACTATATTCGTCAATACATGTTCGGAATACCTTCTGAGGGGACAATATGGACAGATTTCGGATCAGCTGTTGGAGAATACATAGAGACAAACGGAGCTACTTGTAGCCCTCTATTAAATGAAGAATCTATTGCTTCACTAAAAGCTATTCCTCGTCCTAAAAAAGCTGCATACGAATATCCTATTGCTGTTGTCGTAGACACACCTGAAGGAGACTTAGTTATTGAAGGCTATATTGATGAGTTAGAATACGTATCAGACACAGAAGTTATTGTCCGAGATTTTAAAACAGGAAACATAGACAAGAAAGTGGAACAATATGCAAGTGATGACTACCAACAAACAACCCTGTATTCATATCACATGGAAACTGAAGGATATAAAGTTGTTGACTCTTGCGTTCTTCTCCTTTCTAGAAAAGGAAACGGATTCCCAAAATATCCTGTAAGACTTGAGAACAAATCTGTTCACATCCCAACACCTTATTCAAAAGAACGTGCAGAGAAATACTTCAACAAAGTTAGAAAAACTGCAAAGGAAATCTCAGACATGTATAAAGTGTTTTTAAAACTAAACTCATGAAACTAGAAGCCGGACAGAAATTCAAAGACGAACATGGTGAAATCCTCACCATTGTTTCTGTCGTTGAAAAAGACATAGACAAATATGGAACCGTATATGCATCCTCCTCAAAAGAAACATCTTCAGCATACACAAAACTAAATAACGAAGATTCAGAACATCACGGAACAATTCCATTCTTCCTAGAAACATTCTTAGAAAACACTACATATGTACAAGAT